CAGTATCGTCAGCCGCCTGCCGACGCCACCAGGTGAAGTTCGCGGACTTGTTGGCATCGTTGTCAACACGGGCGCCGGTCAGATAGCAGGTGAATCCCCGGGGCACTGTGTAGATGGCCATCTCGCTCTGTCCCTGCCCGGCGCCGATGTGGCACAGATCCTGGCCCGCAGCTGTATTCTCGATCGTCACCGCCGCCGTATTCGCCCCCCTAGATGCGGTTGAAACGCCGTAGGTGCCCGAGCCGTCATCCGGAAGGTAGCACCGATTGACGCGAACGAAAGTTGTCGTCGATGCCGAGCTCGCATCGGCGGCAGCAGTGACCAAAGTTGACGTAGCACGGTCCCAGTTCTCGTCGAGACCCTCCACCAAGATCTTTCTTGCGCCAGCCCCGAGCGCGGTGTCGGCCGCATTGCCCCCGGCCTGGACTCTCACGGTCTCGGAGGTAGTCGGGAAGACGTAGGTGGACGACAGCGACCAGACGAGCTCAGGGGAGCCGCTTGGAACTGCGGCGTTGCTGCCGAATTTGCTCACGCAGTAGGATTCCGCAGACAGCCCGCGGACAAGATCGAGGATCGGGATATTGGTCTGATCCGATGGACTCGTCTGTGCGCCCAACTGGGCCGCCATCATGACGATGGCGATGACGGTCAAGGCCCTACACTTGTAGTTCATTTCTCACCCCACAGGAATCAGCCGGCACTGCAAGCTCAGAGATTCCGAGCCGTTGCCGTTGACGACTTTCAGGCGGTAGTATCCGATCCCTGCCCGGAGCGCTACGAACGCCGTCATGTCCGCGGTGAGCCCGACCAGGCCGGCCGGAGCAACGTCCAGCAGCTTGGTCGGTGTGGTGGTCGTGCCGGAAACGAGGGTCTCAATGCCAGCGGTAGCAGTGTCCCAGGTGCCCCAGATGAAGCACGCATACTCGCCCCGGAGGTGGTACCACAGCGAGTCCGTGTTGTCGATCGCGGACTCAGTGAAGGCGTCGATCGACGGGGTGCTGGGGATGACGGCCTTGGCATCGAGGGCGTAGATCAAGACAGCCAAGACCACCACGATACCTATGCCCCACGCAATACCCGTCCCGCAGGTGAGCGCGTACAAGACTTTCTGGCGCGTAGACAGCAACTCGTCGTTCATGCTTGGACCTCCTTTGATCTTCGACCGTAGCGCACCGCCAGCACGGGACGCAAGCGAAAACCTGCCCCTACCCGCCCGGGACCGAGCGGCCCGTTCGCCAAGGCTCAGAACCGAAACCGACGAGAGGGCAGGCATCGCCGTGGATTGCCTTCCAGCCGTCTTCGATCTGGGTTTCGGCGAAAAGCGTCATCCAGCATCCGATGCCCGCCAAGGCCGAGCCTGGAATAAGGAGCCAGCCTGAGACTGTAAGCCCTGCAACGAAAAGCAAGCCGCCAATCCAACCGCTCAGAAACGCTGCCGCCGGGCAGCTGATTGGGACGTCGAAAAGCCTGATCTGCTTCATACCTTTTCTCCTTCTGGTGACCTGAGTCTAAACCATCGGCCGCAAGGACCCGCCACCGCTAGGCGTGATAAACGGCGGTTTGCCGTCCTCGGAAGACCCGACCTCGACGAGCTCCTCGGTACAGCGGCAGCCGTAAGTACCACCGCCAGCGGCATGCGGCCAGGGCGGGCCGTTCGACCCGTCCTCATACGCTCCGCCGATCGGTGCCCGCCAGCCGTGGCGCTCGTAGCAGTACGGGCAGATGTTGCCGCTCAGGATGCCGACGCTACGCCGCTCCCATGCGCTGGCGAGCTCGGGAGCAGCCGTGGCCATACCGGTCCAGATCCGCCGCTGCCCTTCGTTGGCCGCGCGCGCCACCCAATCCTTGGCCAGCCGTTCGGACCGGTGGGCGATGAGCCGCTCCCTGTAGGTCGCGAGAAGTTGCCGCCGCTTGGTGGTGGTGATCTTGCCGGCGGCCTGCATCGCCATCCAGTCCTGATTGGCGTTGAAGAGTGCCTGTGCCTGAGAGGCGCTCAGACCCAGCGCCCCGCGGATCAGCCGCGCGGCGTCAACCGGATCGAGATCCTCGGCCGCGATGAGATCGAGCATGGCCCTGAGCAAGCCGGGTTGCGCGGCGGACATCTCGGCGATCAGATTCCGAGACTGTGCCACCGCCCACAGCCGGGCCGACTCAGCGATATCCTCGAAGTCCAGGTCAACGCCGGTGCGTCCAACGGTAAACGCGGTCATCGGCGGACCGGTGACTTCGACCGTGCGTTCAACGGCGTTCCCGATCACGAGCCCGACAGCGGCGCCCGCTTGAGCTGGTGACAGCAACTCGCGGAGCCTCTCCCAGATCAGCGCGGGGTCGAAGCTCTTGCGGCCGGTCTCGAAGACCGCGGCGAGGTCAGCAAGAGTCGCGGCCCGCTGACGCTTGCTGATCTCGCGGGCGATGATCGCCATTTCGTCCTCGACGAGCTGGGCGATCAAGCCCAGCAGCAGCTCAAAGTGGGCGGCGTCCTCGGCGTAGTCTACAGCGGCCACCGCGAGCCCCCTTTTTACCGGCGCTGTTGAAAGACCGGGTGGTCCTCGTAGAGTTTGTCGTAGATAGCCTGGGCCTCGCTGCCGCACGTATCCCGCAGAGGTGGGTCATGGATCGTAGTGATCGGGCAGTATTCGCTGTCCGCCTGGAACATGCCGGCGATACGGATGAAGCCACGAGCCGTCCAGCACGTAGCCAGTACGTCACCAAAACGCCCAGGGCATCGCGAAGACCTACACCTCTTGCACCTGGCGATCTTAACACCGCCCATAGATCCTCCTCGACCCGCTGGGCCTGTAGAATCTGGCGTCGTCCGGCACGCCCTTGGCGGCTATCCAGCAATCCACCGGGCGAACCGCCTCGCCGGTGCTGTGGTATCTCGTGGTTCTGAGCATAGACTTTGCGGCCGGCAACGGAGCCGGATCTTGACCCCGCCGAAGAATTCCAATATCGGCCGACTCTTGTTTGTGCCAATAGAAGGAACTGGCCCGCGAATCAACATAACCCGTCATCCATCCAGCCGGCTTCCGGTCTGCTTCGTCAAGGAAGACGGGCTGCCATGGCTTGACCTTCACCTCATCTCCTTCTCTACATCGTCCATTCTGGGAGAGGCTGCGCGCAGTAGGTGGCGGCGCCCTCGGGCCACTCGATCCTCTTCGGGTCGAGCTTGACGCTGCCGGGCATCTCCTTCTCTACGGCGACCGCCAGAAGGCGGAAGAGCTGGCGGCTCAGAATCCGCGGCCTGGACTTCGCCAGAATCAACAGGCCGACCGTCATCGACGCGGCTTCGGCATTGCTTGTTGTCATGGCTTTTCCCCTGCGGTGAAGAATTTCACGGACGTCGGAATGGTGGACTCTGGCGTTGATATCGTCCGAAGACACCGCGCGACGAAGACCCGCGCCGTGCAGTCGGTTTCAGCCACCTGCCGTACCCTCCTCGTCTGGGATCGGGGGCGGGCCGCCGCCCGGATCAGCAAGCGGCTTCGCATTCAGCGTCCGGAGCGGCTCTTCATACTCCGGGTGTTCGTCCGTGTCGAGCGTCAAGCCAGTGACCTTCGCACCGTCGGCCGGGCTGAGCTTGTTCGGGCCGACGAGATTCGAGAACGCCGTGGCGACGATCGCGGCATCCTCCTGGAGCTCGCGGACGCCCCGGATATCCGGGACGATGACCATGCCCGAAAGCCGCTCCTCGGGCGTGAGGAGCTTCATCGAGAACCAGGCCGAGAACGCCTCGATCAACGGGAATGCGCCTTGCTCCCAGGCTTGCCGGTTGGCCTGGCGGGCGTTGTCGCGCGTCGTGTGTTCCTTCGAGAACGATGCGGGGTGGAAGCCCAACCCACCGACGATCTCATCGCGAGCCAAGCCCAGGCCGTTGAGCCAGTCCATTTCCTGCGCATCGGCGCCAAGCTTGTGGAGCTCGATGTCCGGCTTCCCGCTCTGGTCGCGCTGGCCACCGACCAGCCAAGGGATGCGCGACCGGCCACGACTCCTGAATCGGTCTTCGAGGTCGGCGCGGGCTTTCTTGACGCTGCCCTCTGCCAGCGAGTAGTCGACCATCATCCAGGCAGGCATGCCGCCAGCGCCGTAGCTGTCGAGGTTCCACTGATGGCCGGCGGCGTCGGTGTCGACCGCCAGCGCCAAGGCCTCCAGCTCAGACTGCCCCCAGAGGCCCGTGTCGGACAAGCTCGGGAGCATCACATGCAAAATCGTCTCGGGAGACCACGATTTAATCCTCCCGGCCGGCCCGCGAGGTGGGTTGAGCTTGTACTCTAGGACCCCGCCGCTATCATCTTCGATGGGGTCGACCCCGACAGGCGACTCTGTACGCATCTCGGAGCGCGGGGATTCCCTGAATTCCACCGGGTCAAAGGATGCTCCATCGCTGCTGATCCCGGGACCGAAGAGCCCGAAGATCGAGTTCCCGGTGACGGACAGGAAACCGGTTGCCCGGTGCATGTTGTGCCACGAAGGGAGAGCGAGCCCCATGTGGTTGATCTTCATGCCGGCAGCGTGCTCGAAATCGTCGGTGAACGTGCCGTCGGCGGCGTAGGTCCGGACCATCCAGCGGAGCTTCGCCACCATGTCCTGCTTCCGGCGGACGCACCGATAGACCCAGGTCGATCCTAGATAACCTTCCTTGATCGCCTTCTTGCCGTCGCCTAGATCTCCCTTGAGGACGGTTTTCTCCCCAACACCTAAGAATGTAGTACGGGGAACATACGCAGAGCCAGCTTTGTATTCTGCGGTGGCGGCGTCGAGGTTTTTCCAGAATGGCATGAGCCCAGTGTACTACACCTTCCGCGACAGCGGCAGAGCGGTGGCGACACCATGCTTCCTCCGGTGTCGCTTGATCGCCTTGCCTTGCCACCGAACCCACACCGTCAGCGAGTTGGATTTGAGAATCTCGCCAGTTTCTCGACGGCCCGCTACCGTGAATTCAGTCACAGCCCCTATCGACGTTTCATATGAAACTTTCATCGCTTCTCTCCTCGGATCACGGCGCGCAGCCCTTGCGCCCAGATCGTCCGAAGCCTGTCCCGCCCGATGACGATCAGGGCAAGCGCGATGCTCACCGCGCCGCCGCAGAGCGGCCACATCCACCAGCCGGTCACGGCCACCAGCGCCCATGCGACCAGGGCGAGACCGCCGACGAGCAGCAGGATCAGAGCGGCAGTCAACATGGCGGAACGTAGGCTCCGGGGTAGTTCTGAGCGCTCTCACAGCGCTCAATCGGGCTCGCAACCTCCCAGAAACAGTCGGTCGCCACCCAGCGGTATTGCTCTGCGTCTTTGCCATCTTTTCGTTGCGGGAAAACGGCCAGTTCGCGGTGGAGAATCTCGGTCCGCGAAGACCCCTTCTCCTCGATCAGCTGGAGGACGAGGCGGTATCCGGTCTTGCCGGTTGCGCTCTTCATCTGACCAAGCACCCACGCTGTGGACGTCCGAAGTGCCCACGGACCGCTCGCTCCGCATCGAGACTATAGGACGTCCCCAGCCAGATTGCCACCTCATCTATGACGGCTTCCCGGCTTGTGGATGAGGACTTTTCTGGATCGCGCACCGCCCCCGAACCACCTCTAGGGGGAGCCGGGTTCGTAGGCGCTGACGTTGGCTGGTATCCCAACGGCGCCTTTGAGGAGGGCCTGGGGTTTGAATGGATGAAGGACTCCTCCAGGTCGCGCCCCAACCCATCCTGGCCAACTGGCGGCGCCGGGCGCCGTGTCGGCGGCGGGTTATTCTGCGCGCCCTTCTTTTTCTTGCCTTCTGTGATGGTGCTCATTCTTCCTCCTCAATGGGCGGGCGTTATGTCCTGGTCACCGTCCGGATAGCGGCTTTGAGATCGGCGACCGTCCTGCCTTCAGCTTTCGCGAGTATGAAAATCTCCCGCTCTACATCCTCTTGGTGTGAAGTGACCGCCACCTGTGGACCGAATATCCCCCCGGTCCTCCAGATTTCTCCGAGCCACTCCCAGCCATTGACGCCGAGATATCCCTGTAGGTGGCCCGGCGTGATCTGAGAATTGCCAGCCCACCTCTCGCGGATCTCTTCTGCCAGCGAGTGACAACTCCACTCTCCTTTGTCCGCAGACCGGCGATCATAGTCGGAATCTTCCACGAACTGGGCGATCTTTTCGACCACGTCCGCTTGGCTGTCCGCCTTGGAGGCGCCGGGCATCCCGGAGCGGACCTTAAGCTTAATCTCTTTCATGGTGAGATTGTAACAGGTTCACCGCGGCGCGTCAAAAGCTGCTCCAGTCACGGGGCTTGACCGCGGGCACTGAGATAGCAACGAGGTAGGCCAACGCGGCAGCGTCCACCAGATTGTCTCGGCCGCCTTCCTCGCCAGTAAATTCGTGGTGCTCCGAGACGAACCGGTCGGCCAGCGGGCCGGACAAGACGCCGACCTTCCCAAGAGTCACGTCCGGCGAACCACAGCCACAAAGATCTGATCCAGACATCGAGCGGCGTTCCGCTGGCGACACCACCAAGGCTCCGCAGCCACGGCACAGGGGCGCAGCTGCGCCGGCATGCGGCATTGCCCGGACGCGCTTGCCGCGGCGCTGCGGCTGAACGTGGACGGTGTAGCGAAGCTTTCGCATCTGGCCGGCAAGCGACGCGGACAAGGTGCCGCCGGTGCCGACTTCGTTCGGGATCACCTGCTCTACGTCCGTATCGTCGCGCAATGCGTTGCTCAACGCTTTACCTTCGACCGCAGCGGCTGCGGGGGAATCCTCGGTCATGTCGAACCAGAGATATTCGAGCCCTTGGCCCGGCTCAAGAACCGCAAGCCCTACCGACGTGGTCGTATCCTTGCCGCCGGCCGAGAAATCATGTCCTCGCAACAGCATGCGGATGGGCGCGATAACCCCCTCTGATACAAGAGTATTCAATACAGCAAGCTGGTCGTTGAAGCGCGGACCTCGGCCCAAATCATCTCGACCAATGCCGACCAGGCGGAACCACGATTGCCGGAAGATGCCGCCGCCCATCATCTCTAGCGGCTCCTGGCCGTCTACCGATGCGGCGCGGACCGGGTCGCGCTCCTGCCGAGCTTGGATCTCGTCGACCCCTTCGAGATCGGGACACAGCGCCTCACCGTTTTCGCGCGGATCTTGAACCACTGTGCAGCTGCCCGGCATCGCCACCCTGCGCGGACGTCGCTCCGCTGCCATTTCGAGCACCGTCCACCCCTCTGCCCGACGGCTATCAATCTCCCTCTGGTAGAGCCGGCCCGCCAGGTCCAGAGCTGCCAACCGTTGGTGCATGACTACCAGCACGGGCTTCGGCTGGCCTTTTTCCTGCCGCTCCACGAATGAGTCGAACGCGCGCTCCGCGATCTCCTGGCCGGTGACGCCTTGGGCCTCTTCGTAACTGCCTAGAGGATCATCGACGATTCCAAGGCGCCAGCCGAAACCCAATGGCTTCCCGCGAATCGTCGTCAGCCACAGACCGCCGTGGCTGCCGTCGACCATCCACAGCCCTTTGTCGTGCGAATCTGTTCGGAGCTTGACCCCGGCACGCTCGACCGCTTCGCGGGTGTGCATCGAGTGGAATTTCGCCAGCTTGTCAGACGCGAATAGCAGCGCCACGAACTGGTCCGGGTGGTTGCGAACCCAGCACGATCCAAGCCCCTGAACTACTACCCTCGACTTGAAATACCGCGGCGGAGCGTGGATCATGAGGCGATCAAGCTCGCCATCAAGCACCGCCTGACACACCTCGACCATGGCGCCGACGTGCCACCAATCTAGATGCGGACCTGGATCAACCTCCCGTAGGTGATCCGCCAGGGAGACAGGCGACATTGCCTGCGGCCCCGCTTGCGCTCCTCGCCAGTCCGATAGGACGGAGTCAGTGAAGCTGAGCTCAGTCATCGGCCTCCGTGCTCGGTTCCGCCTTCGGCCATCGGCTCGTCTTCGTACATCTCAACCGGGACCGGCCACATCTGGCGGCCCTCGTTCTCGACAAAGCTGCTCCACGAGCACCGCTGGGCGATACCGTAGACTACAGCGACGCCATCGACGGTCCTGGCCTCTTTGACGCGGACCTCTTCACCCGTCGCCCAGCGGAACCTGTACCAGCCGTCCGGCGGCGAGCTGTCGGGGTCCGTGTAGACCCAGCCGTCGGCAGGCCGCTCCACCTGGGCCAGAGGGTTTTTGTGCCACTCTTCGTGTAGCATGGCCTCGCCGTTGATGCAGGTCCCGTCTTCGAACCACCGCTCGCGCCTGCTTTGGTGCGTCAGCTTGATTCCGGTCTCTGGATCGACCCCGGTCGCCGGCTCCTGAGATCCCAGCTGGGCGGCGAGCGCCCGGCACTCGGCAGCACCTTGGTCCCATTCTTCCTCTTCCGTAGACCATGCTGTCGTTCGCCTAACGTTCGCCTGCCGAAGACGGCGCTCTAAAACGTCTGCGTACCTCTCCAGGTACCGCGCCGCGGGGCTGTGGGTGTCGCCTTGAGTGCTCATGAGGACCACTCTATCCAATGGGCAGCCCTGTCAGCTAAGCTGCAACCCCATTCGAACTGCCGCCCGCAGTCGCACCGCCATGCAGTTCTGATCGTCAGGCCGTAACTTCTCATTTCCGTCTCGGTGGGCAAGCCACACCTATGGCGCGGGTCAACGAATTTGCCGCTGCCGCACCTCTGGCCTGCAACTTTGGCGCAAGCGCGCTCGTCCTGTCCGATTTCACGTTCAATGCTCATCTCAGATCCTCCTTCAGAACCTCGGCCACCGCCCACCCCAGAACACGGGGGAAGCTGTGGCCCTTGCCGTGGATTTCTATCACCCGGCGGCGGGCGACGTCGAGGAGCTCGCACGGCACCCATGGCCGTAGTTCCTTCCCGGGGCGTAGCTCTTCCCGGGAATGCCAGGTCGATATCAGCTCCAGGGCGGCATCCAGGATCTTCCCGCGCTGGGATCGCCGACCTCGCCCCGGGGCACGGTAGGCCGGCAGCTTGGCCAAGGTCTCATGCGCCAGATGTATACGAGCCTGGCGCGTCGGCGGCAGCGGCTCTGCTGGTTGGCGGTCGCTTTTGACCAGCGAGTACGCCTTGCCCTGGGAGCAACCGAGGGCGGCGGCGATGGCCGCGTAGGTGGCGCCGTTGACGCGGAACTTGAGAGCTTTTTCGCGATCGGTCATATCGAGTTCTTCCATACGCGGGCTGTTTCGAGGGCGTCCGCGTGCGGGTTGGAGCGGCGCCCGGAACCGTCCAGCATCTTCGCCGAGCGGTCGACCATGGACTCGGCCATCCGGACCATCTCCGGGTCGACCGTGGCGCGCATGTCCTGGGCCAAGAGCGTCATCAGCCGGTCACCGGTCGAGCGCAGCCGCGCTGCCGAGCCGGCCGGGTCGATGGTGGCGTAGCCGATGAAATTGTCGATGGCGGCGCTGTGGTTGTCGATGGCGCTGTCGAGCTGGGTGGCAGTGGTCTTCATGGTTGGCTCCCTTTAGGCGGCGAGTGCGATCCTTGCGGCTTTGTAGGTTCTGAGCTTGCCGGACACGCCAGCGTTTCCCCACATCCAGTTGATGCTGTCGATCAGGCTTTGGCCCTCGAATCCGCGCGGGTGAGGGCAAGAGGCCAGCTCGTCGCGGTGGTCCGTAATCCACGCTTCCGCCTCTTCAATCTTGGCAGCCTCCCGGGCGTGACGGCCAGCCTTCGCGGCGTTGCGCGCTTCACTCTTGGCCTTCTCGATTGCCCGATCGGCGCGGGCGGCAGAGCCGAGCACCTTCGCGGCCTTGTCAACGCAGACCGAGCCGACCTTGAAGCGCGTTCCATCGGAGCCCTCGAAGCGAAAGACGTTAGAGATCGCCGTGCCGCAGTGGTCACAGGTTCCGCCGCACAGGTTCGTGGTGAACACCATCCCAGCGGCTTCGCGCTGGGATGGTGGCGCGGGATTCAACCGTAGAGACTCCGAGAAACCGGTAGGGTCCGGGGCAGATGTGATTGAAAGGGTGGACGGTGTTGGTGGTCATGATCTTGTCTCCTTGGTCGGTGTCCTAACTTCTGAACACAGTATAGCCAAGCCTTCGACCCGTGTCAAGGTATTTCCAGAAGAAAGTTCAGGCTGGCAGGAATTGCAGAACCGGGGGATCCCGGACACAGAGTTAGACCCCGGAGTGAATTTAGCGGGCGGGCGCAACCGGTGTAACTACTGGGCAGGGACGAGGGATGGGGGCGGGAGATTCCCCCACACGGACCCCGGCTATCCCCTTGGTAGGGGGCTGGGCTCCCCTTGCGGGTCCCAGATCCGGAGTCCTTGCGAGAGTAAGCTCAAGCGTTCCCCTTGCCCCCAAGGGACCTGGACGTCAGAGCGGCGCCGGAGTCGGACCGGTGCCGGCGAGATCGACTACTCGCCCGTTGCCAGGGTTTCCGCTTCCTGCTTGCCGTCTGGGTCTGACGGCCCCTCTATGTCTCTCGTAGCTCCATCGGCCACCGCCTGGCCGCTCGAGCCTTGCGGCTCCCCGATACGCTCGGTTTTGGCTTCGAGACGTTCTGAGATCCAGTCCTCAAAGGACTCCAATTCACCGAGGCTTTGGTTGAGCATCTGTTCGAGCTCAGGCTGACAGACTTGCACAGCCGGGGTGATCTTTTCGAGAATCACCTCTGCCCGGCGGGCCAGCTCTTCTTGGATCTCTTCAACGCTCAGGCCCCGCGGGATCGCTCCCCGGCCTTGGTGGATCTGATCGAGGGCCGCAACCGCGTCCTTGAGCTCGTCCGGCAGCCGCTCGCAGCCGTCATACTCGCTAATGGCGCAGTGCAGGCCGCAACGGATTGTCTCGATCGGGTCCGGCGGTACGGACCGACTAGACATCGGTCCGGCTGTAGGATAGGATTTCCTTATCAGCATGGTACCTGAGAGTCTATACGACTCCCGAGGCCCGGGCAAGCCCCGGGCCTTCGGTTTTTTCAGGCGTCGCTGGAAGAGGTCTCGACCGTAAGCTCAATCACCTTCTGCCCGAGCTCCGCAGGCAAGCCGCTCTGGGCGCGGACATGGGCGCCGACAGCGCGCAGGATGCCGTGGAGCTCTTCGACCTCGGCGGCAGATGGGCTACCGTTGGCCTGGACGAAGTCGGCGGTCTTGGCAGCGTTGCGAAGGACATCGGATAGCCAGCTGATCTGATCGAGCTGGATGCGCTCGGGGGCATTGAGCCCGTTCAGGTTGGCGATCTCCTTGCCGGCGGCGATCCGATCCCGCGTCGCCTCGGGCCTCGAGTCATCCATGTAGGACCAGTATTTCTCTTCAAGCTTCGCGGCCTTCGACAACACGGCTCCGGTGCGTAGTTGCCGGTGCCACGTAATCGCCGCCTGGACATCGTCCCCTTTGGCGATCTCCGGACCCTTCTTCTGGCACGTCGACCGGGACGGGCTGCTGCCGTTGGCGGTCCGTGCGTATGCCTCCGTAGCCGAGACCCTGGCCAGGAGCAGCAAGTGGATATCGAATTTCCTCTCACTGAGACCGAAGCACGGCGGGCCACATAGCCCTTGATCACCTTCGAGGGCCGGGGGGAGCTTCTCGCGAGTCCACTCCATATAGCCCGCGGCGAGGACATTCATCTTCGCTCGGTTCTTCTTCGTCTGCTTGCCATCCGCCTCGGGGTTGCCGGTATTGACCAAGGTGCTGAGCCCTTTGATCTCGTCGAGGCGGTGAATCAGCTCACGAGCTAGGCCACTGCGGTACTCCTGGTTCTCCGGACTCTCTGGTGGCTGCTCTATTGGCTCTGGGTCCTGAGCTCGAAGCATGTCCGGCCGGTGGTGCTGGATCACCGTCATCAGCGCCGGCTTCTTCAGCGCGGCAAGCGATGCCCGGCGGACGCTCTCGTCATTCGATTCACCACCGAAGCCCGCTTGACGCCAGAGCCTGACTCTGAGGGCGGTATCGTCCTTGAGCTCCGGATTCGCTGCGGCCAGCAGGGCATAGGCGTGGCGCAGCTCCCCGCTCTTCGTCTTCCTGATCTTCGCGCATGCGGTATTACAGCTACTCACGGCGGTATCATAGCGGAATCATTGCGGGGTCGCAAACGCCACAGAGCCGCTCTGGTAGCGGGTTTGTGGTTTAAGGGGCGGAATTTAGCACGGCGGCTTAGATTCCGTAGTCAGCTGCCGAGCCCCTCCCTGACACACTTCGCGATCTCGAACATCATCAGCGGCGGCACGCTCATCCCGCAGATGGCCCACTGCTCGGCATAGGACCCGAGAAGCTTGTAGTCTGCGGGGAATGAGCAGATGGCCTTGAGCTCTGGAATGGTGAGCTTGCGCGGCCCTTCCCAGTGCCCGACATCGTTCCCCGGGCTGCTGATTGTGATCGTCGGCGCCGGCTCACCGGCGACAGCTTGGTGAAGTTGAACGCCTCGCCGCCTTTCGTATGCCTTGCGTCTTGACGGTGGCAGAGGCTCGTGACCAGCTTCAAGAAGAACCTGGTGGCGGGCCGATCCGGCGATCCCGTCTTTCATCACTACCGGCGCCGGATTGCTTGAATGGAACCGTTTGCCGCTTGTCCACCGCTTCGGCGCCACGCCGACTAATCCGCGTTCCGTTCCGATTGCTTCTCGCATCGAGATCCGCTTCGTATGCGGCTTCGGCCACCGCAGCTCCCTGCCATCCCGCGACCCCTGGAAGATCACTCGCTGTCGGCACTGCGGCACGCCGAGCCATTGCGCGTCCAACACCTTGACCTCGACGCGATAGCCGATGGCCTTGAGCGCCTTCACGATCTGGATGAATCGACCTTTCGCGCGACCCTTGATCAGGCCAGAGACGTTCTCGGCGATGAATGCCCGCGGGCGCAAGCCTTCGAGGATGCGGATATACTCAAAGAACAGATCGTCGGTCCGCTGCCGGTGTTGGCCGGTGTAGTACGCCTTTTTCTTGCCCCACCCCTTGTCCCGCTTGCCGGCGGTGCTGAAGGCGTCGCAGGGCGGGCTCCCATCCAAGAAGTCGAGCTCACCAGGCTTGAGGCTGAGGACTTCGAGGATCTCTTCCGGCTTCACGTCGCGGATAGAGCGCTCGTCAACGATCGTCTCGGCGTGGTTGGCGCGGTAGGTCGCCGCGGCATGCCGGGTAAATTCGTTCGCCCACAGCACGGAGAAGCCCGCCAGCGCCCAGCCAGTTGACGAGCCGCCACCGCCAGCGAAGAGAGAGACGCCGCGAAGGCCGCTTGACCCGCGGGCAGCGTTGACCTCGGCCATGGTCGGGGTGGAGTAGGTACCCGCCGCGTCCAGCTCACCGCTCACGCGGATCTTGACCGGCCGTTTCGCCTGAATCGTCGCCATAGGTTGCCCCCCCCCCCGATTCTCGAAGCGGTGGCGGTTGAACCCGTTGGCGCCCTCAACCTCGATCATCCGCCGCCGCTCCATTTGTAGCCGCACTCCGGGCACTGGTGCTCGGTCGGCAGATTCTCGTCGACATCAGGAAACTCATCCGGTGGCTCAACGTCAGCAAGCGCGCTCGCCAGATCCAGCAGCAGCTCTGGAGCATTCTCCCCGCCCATCAGCTCGGCTAGCAGCTCCGCGTCGAACATCAGCGCCACTTGCTCGACAGGCAAGCCAGCGGCGGTCAGTGAGTTGTGGTCCACCGCCAGCGCCTCGGCCATCTGCCGACTCTCCTGGTCGACGCCGTACTGGACCGGCACCATCCAGACGCCGGACTCATCGACATGGACGCCGCGGGGCGGCTCTTCGCCGGCGTCGCGCATGATCTCGAGGGCCTCGGTCCGCCCATTCCCGTAGACCAGCGCGCCGAGGGCGGTGTCGAACTTCGCCGGGTCAACGAAGCCGTGGCGGCGCATCGATTCCTGGAGCTTGTCGAGGTCGTGAGTTTTGGGATTGCTCGGCCACCGGCGGCACTCATCGAGGGGCACGTATCGAAGCGTGAGCTCTTCCGGTTCTGCCATAGGCGCATTCTACACCACTATCGCCACAGTACCCGGGCGCCGTCCCGTCTTTTCCCATGGCCTCGAAGGTCCTGAAAATAGTCCTTGACTTCTCGCGAACCCCACCACAGAGACAAAGCCGTGGCGGGTAGTTGATTTATCCCACCTGATTGGGTAGGCTCTGCCTACCCTCGGAAGTGTGAGAGTGAGACGGGGGCGTTCCGGGGAAGCGAAGGGGCGCCTCTGGTTGGCGCTGTCCGAAAAATAGGCGCCAGCGAGTCTCTCAGCCCGCCGGCGCCCCACGTCCAAGGAGGTTACCATGAGATCCTACCACGTCTGGGCGCCGTTCCGCGCCTTTGTCTTCGCCGTCGTGCTATCCTCGGTAGCTATGGCTACCGCCGCAGACCTTGCCGCCGAGATCGCCGCCGGAAAAACGGCCCGCGTCGAGCTGACGCTGTCGACGACCATGCGCCGGATCGATACCGGCGTTGACGAGACCCACCGCTTCTGCTCGGTGATCCCCGCGGACGTTGCTACCGCTGATAGCCTGTGCGAAGGCTTAGAGGTAACCTCGCTCACCTCGAAGCTCACCAAGGGCCAGCAACACCCGCTAGTATCCGCGGCAGCCAATGCCGTCAGCGGGAAAGCGGATGAAGGGCTGGCCGGCTTGCTAGTCGCCAAGACCGAGTTGGATGTCGGGAAGCTGAAGATCAACTTTGAGAACACGTCTGCCGACCTCGGTGGCTTCCACCGCGCCGGCGGGTTGATCAACGGCGCGGTCTCGGCCGATGTCTACACCCTGGCGTGTGACGGGCTGCCAGCCAATCACATCATCCACCGCGGCGACCGCTTCCACGTCGCCGGTGACGGCCCAAAAGCGTGGCGGGTGGTGCTCGAGGACACGACCGCCAACGGGTCGGGCGTGATCGCCGCGCTGCCGTTCTGGCCCGCGGCTCCGTCCGGCGGCTGGTCGGACGATGCCAAGATCCTGACCCATCCCGAGACGCCGCGGTCGATTGCCGCGACCTACATGGCCTACAGCGCCAGCGGGCGGACTGCCGAGCTCCGCTATACCGGTGCGCTGCAAGACGGCTCCCGGGTGACGTGGGCGTCCCCTGGCTACCTGTTCAAGGACGGGCTGACAGACAGCGAGCACGTCGACCTGGCCAACAACCGCTTGACCTTGGGTGTCCGTCCGCCGGTGATCGGCTGGACGCAGCCGCTGGCGCTCCCGTACGCGGGATTCGGAGCCGCGATCTTGTTCGACGCCGGCGCCTACTACCACACGGACTCAGCGCGGCCCGCGGGGCTCGACCCCGGCGCATCGGATCACATGGTGATCCAGATCGGCAGAGTGTTCATTCCCGAGCAGTACCGCGGGCAGACAAAACACCATTACATCATCGCGAACGGGGCGATTGCCTTGGCAGACGGGGGCTCATACGGCGTCACTTTCGATTCTTCAGCTCTGGTCTTCACGATGTTCATCCATATCAATTCGGTGAAGTTCGAGGCGTCGACTCCGGCGGTCCCCCGGCTCGAGAACTGGTACTCGGCGCGTTTCGAGTTCGACACCACGGCCAACACCCTTCAAGGCTTTCTGATGAACTGGTCGGATCGTGCCCGCCCAATGACCGCGGGCTCGGCCACGGGCTCGGTAACAGGCGCCTACACCGCGACGGCGACTCAGCTCACGATAGGGGCTGATCCGCCGGGTAATACGCTGCTCTTCGAGGGCATCGTTTCGCAGATCGCCATCGGCGTCGGTACCGGGGTGCTCCCCGCCGACAACGACGTCCGGACCGCGCTGATCCGCCGACGCCTGACCGAGAACGACGCGGGCGTGACCTTCGAGTGGAGCGACGATATCGACTCGACCGGGGATACCTGGTTTGCTCACCCGCTGGACGCTGGCGCTACCCCGACGTCCGTGGCCGAAGCAACCGAGATCACGACCACCGAAGCGGCCGTAGCGCACGGGCTCCAGGGCGGCGTCACGCTCGCGGGGACGCGCCCCCCGGTGTCCTACGGGCTGGCCAAGAACGTCCACAGCTCGGCGGTGGCTTCAGGCGTACAAGCCTTCAGCGACTTCCTCATGTGGTCGAACTCCGAGAACACCGCTGGCCCACTGACCGGCGTCTTCGACGGCGCCACGGTTGTCGCGCTCGATACCAGCGGCCAGATCGACAACCTGATGGACTTCTTTCAGACGGCTGTGGGGGCCGGGAAGTATACCACGAACGCGCAGTATATCCGATTCGGCACAGCGCCATCCGCAGCCGTGACCTGTGATACCTGGGGGGAGAGCTTCTGGGATCACGGGATGCATTACGACGGCTCCGCGACCTGGGCAGATTCTAACGCTACTTTCAGCTCTATTCTGACATCGGGTTACACCCTATCTGGATGGGTTTTCACAACAGCGACCACAGCAGACGGGAGATTGTTTACAAGCGAATTTGCGTCTTTGAACATGCTCAATATTTTAGGAGAGGCTCAATTAACGGCTAGTCTAGAAACTACGTCAACTACCGACACCGCGGTCGCTACAACCCCGTTCGAACAGCCCTATTTTTGGGCTGTGACGGCCGACGAGATTGACGCGTCGAACGTAGAGCTTAAGATCTATATCAATGGAATTCTAAAAAACACCACGGCTATTTCCGGGCAGCTGTCGACGCCGACAACGGACTTGACTTTCGGCATTCAAACGCCTGCCACATTCTTACGGGATACGATCACAAACGAAAACCAACTTCATGATTCTGTTCTGACCGCCGCCGAAGTCTTTGAGCTGTTCGTCGATCCCGACTTTGCTCCAACAGGAGGCGCGGCAGAGCATCGCTGGTCAGAGGCTGGTGTAGATGTTGACCCGGCAGTATGGCCTGATACCGGAGCAACTGGAGGGCAAGACCTCGTAGTGACCTCTGGTGAATGGAACAAGCCGGTCCCGGTCGGAAACATGCCATGCATTGCCGCCCATGCGCTGGTCCTTCGGGCTGGCATGACGGACGCGCAGCAAGATCTCTCAGCTGCTGTCGACCTCCCGGACGAGCCACGCGGCCTCCCTATGGCCGGTGACCAGGCCGTCCAGGACGTCATCGATCTGCTGCGCATGCCGGAGGGCTGGATCGTCTGGGACGGCGAAGCGGGCCTGGCTACCTGGACGGCCTTTGAGGATCTGACGACGGCCACGGCGACGGTGACCATCAACGACGACCGCGCTCTGCAAACCATCCAGATGGGGGCACGGTCCGATCCACCTTGGGCAGCGTCCGTCGGCTTCGACCTCATCGGCCTGGTGCAGCCCGACCCGCTGTTGGGTGCTGATGATGAGCGGCGCGGATTCGTCCAGAAGCCGATTCGCTATCAGCGCCGCGAGATCGCCGGCGCCACGAATACCTACCTGCTCTCGAGCCGCGAAGCCCGCTACGATGCCGCGTTCGTGAGCTTGTCCGCCGCAGCCACCTCGGCGGCATCGCTGGCCACCAAGTTGGGCCGGGCGCCGCGGAAGTACACGCTGGTGACTTCCGACTGGCTGACGGCAACGCCCGCGGGAACGATCATCGCGGTCGTTGCGCCGGGTGTCGAGGGCGGGGAGGTGCGCGGGGTGGTGGTGGAGTCAAAGCTCAAGGGCGGCCGGGGCGGGTTCGAGAAGAGCTTGATCTTGCTGGGAGTAGCGGTGTAGGATGCACGAAGGACCACTACAGGCGCTGGAGTCCGAGGTGTTCCGCTGCGAAACTCTGGAAGACCTGACCGAGACTCTCTGTGGCACACATCCCTATCAGTTTGCATATCTCGGCCACTCGGTCGAGGTGACGATCACCCCGGAGGGGAAAATCACGATCAGAGCTGAAGAGGCCAAGCCATGAGCACACGCCTGGAAAGCGCCGGCGTTGACTCAGCTGAAAGAATCGAGGCGGTTCGAGCATTGGTGGGCAATGCCCGGCGGACTGGCAGGCGGGGATTGCCGGGCACTCTGACGCGGTTGGCTTACCGACTTTTTGAGGATGATGAAGATCTACTCAAGCCGGTAGCAATTCGGATGGGTGTTGCCGTATCTACGGTCGAAGATCTGGTGATTGCGGTCGAGCTCCAGGAACGGCTAGGCGAAGCGCTTGATCTGGTGGTGGAGTCGAAACTCAAGGGCGGGCGCCGGGGATTTGAGAAGAGCCTGATTCTGTTGGGGGTGGCGGTGTGATATAGTCGGAGTCGAGGGCGAGAGCAACATGGTAATGGGCATGTGCCTCTAACGGGGAAATGTCGGTTCGAGTCCGACCCCGCCCTCTTAGCATAATCGGGCCGCTGGCCAGTGAATTAGCCAGCAGCCCTTCACCACCGATCGAGAAGCCTTATGAACCCCAGACATAGCGACTGGCCGGACCTCATCTGGCACGGGTTCAAGGACGCAGACGGCGGCGAGTGGTTCGGCGAAGCCAACCGCTGGCCTCAGACGCCGGAAATGATCGCCAACTTCTTTCGCGAAGGTCACCCGGAAAGAGAAGCGCCACGCGACCTTTCAGAGCAAGAGCTCATCGAGCAAGAGCACGAACGGATTGTCGAGCAAGCGGCGCTGTCCTCGGCCGACTCTCTAGCGGCCGGCTGGGATAATCCGCTGGATGCTCAGTACGGCAAGCTGTGATGGCCATCTCGCCCCATCAGCTTCAGCACCGCGAAGACCTGTGAAGCAATGGCATTTCTGGAGATATTCCGCGACGAGATCGAGCGGCAGTACGCTGACCACCCAACCGATTGCGGCGCAAGCTTCGGCGAGATCCTCTGCCACGAGATCCACACGCGCGGCCTGACCTTCGGTGGCCTGGCTCGCAAGTGGGGAGTCAGTCTCCCTACTCTGGGCGAGCTGATTTGGGACCACTGCAAGCGGCTGGAGGAGCTACCGGCAGTACATCATGACTGCTGACTTACATGTGGACGTGGATGCGGGCACCGTTGGGCGCAATGCCTATACCGCGTTCATCGTCCGCGACTCAGACGGGGCGGTGATTTCTCACGGCCTGCGCCTTGCCCCGCGAGCTTCCAGCGACGTTGCCGAGCTCGGGGCGCTGGAGAGAGGCATCCTGGCAGCTCTCCAGCTCGGTCCGGATTCTGTGACCGCGTGGACCGACTGCCAGGGTTCAGCCGAAAGAGTGGCGACCGGCGGTCCTTCGGGTTCGGTAGAGAACCGTGTCCGCGCCTTGGTCCATGGCCGGGCGGTGGCGATCGTAATCCGCTGGACTCCGCGATGGAACCTGGCGGCCGTTGACGCTCTAGTCCACGGGGCGAAAGTGCCAGCAACGGCTGATCTCGGCACTAGGCGGCGAAATGAAGAAAGAGCTCAAGAGATAGCAGAGGCTTCGAACAGGGATGCCGTTCTGTCCGGGCAGAATGTGCTATAGTCGGAAGACGGGCAGCGGCTGAGACCGCAACCCGCCACATCAACGTCTACGAGGAGACACCGATGCCCGACACTGAGAATCTTATCACTGCCGCAACCGTGGCCGCCGCCCTCGACGGAGCGGCGTACCCTTTCAATCCGTCCCGACAAGACCAGGAGGCGTGGAAAGGCGCCGACCTCTTCGTGATCTGCGGAGCCTCCGATGATCTCGTCGAGATCTATGGAGTCGACCGCGAAGAGGTGGGCGGCCCGGGATCTTTCTTGCTGGGACGTGCCGGACCTTGTCGGCCTTGGAGCGAGGTAAGCGGCGAGCTCGACGACTGGGCAAGCGACGACCAGGTGGTGGCGGCGGTAGAACCTTGGCTTGCTGCTCGACGCAACGCCGTCAAGATCGAGTCGACGTGGTGCCCACCGTCCGGCGAGTCCTGGCTGATCACGGCAGAAGGCGTCGGCGGGGCAGCGTTCAACATCATGGAGGACGGTGAGATCTTCTGCCGCGGGCTGGTGCTCACCGTCGCTAACTTTCCGGCCGGCACCTAGCTACTACCGCGTGCTATAATCGGGCCGCTGGCCGGTGAAGAGCCAGCGACCCACCACCGAACGATCAAGGAGGATCGAACGATGAGCACAGATTCTACAGCAACCGCCCGCCAAGGCGGCCCACTAAAGCGCATTAGCTGCCCTCGGTGCGGCAAAGATGTTGCCAAGCGCGTTGACGGAATGCCCTGGGCGCACGACTGTCAGGCGTCAGATGAACACGTTGGATACTTCGAACGTCGAACCTGGAGCGAGCACGCGCTTCTCGAGCGCGCCTTCGCCGAACAGTGGCGGGCAGAGAACGACCAGGGCTATCACGAACATCGCCCGCGGTCTTTACCCGACATGCTGATGAAGAACATGCCGGGATTCGAATTGCCGCTGACTCGACGAGAACGCCGGTTAGTCGCCACGATGATTCAGTGGCTAGGCAGCAATGTCGGCTTCTGCTTTCTGCAAGAAGCCCTGGGGCGGGATGGCTATAGGATCGAACAGTGAAGCAGCGGCGATAGAGGGGAGCAGCTCCAAAATGAAGAAGGCCAGCCGCAAGCGACGGGGAGCACCCGCGCGGATACCGATCCCGGACAGGGAGACGACATGGGCTGCCATCGCGCGTCACGCTCCCGTGGCCTATCTCGAGACGGATCTTTTCGGCAAGTCGGAGTGCTGCGGCGCCGCAATCGAGGTCGAGTGCCTGAACGGGGTCCCCATGTTCCGGGTCGATGACGGACGCCGGGTCTACAGCGCGCGGTGCTTTTGCGGCCGGTCGCTGTCCGTGTGGCTGCCGGCGGCGGGAGAGGTCGCGGCGAGGGCTTGACATTGCCGTGGTTCCGGTGTACCATTGGTCCATAATAACCAAGGAGACACCATGCGGCCACGGATTGACGACGACCTACACGCCCGGCTGAAGACGGAGGCTGCTGCCGAGGATTGCAGCGTAACCGAGCTTGTGAACCGATGGCTAGGCAACCGCCTCGACGAAAAGCTGGCCAAGACCGCGGACCCCGCTACCATCTCTATCGATTCCCAGACCGGGTTCCCTCGGGCGAACATCGACGGCAGGATCTACCTGTACAGCAGAAGCAAAGAAATTGGCAACGACCCCGGCTTTACAACCCCGATGCTCTACAGGGACTCTGAGACAGGCGAGGACCTTCCCCGTTCCCTCGAGAAGCGGGTGGACGCCGGGATCTTCCTCTACCGGGCCGAGAAGGCGCGCAAGGAGAGAGCCGGCGCAACCGCGCCAGATCAGCCTACCACCTGGGAAGACAAGGGTGACACCGGCGGGGCCGTGTTTGACACCGCCAGCAACCTCAGATAGGGTCTCGGGCATGCAACGCTTACTCCTCACCGGCTTGTATCCGCTGGCATTCGCCAGGGGCGTCGCCGTGTAAGCGCGGCAGATCAGCGAGAGAGCTTGCGGCCCCTGGATGACTCCGGGGGCCGTTTCGCGTTTCAGGACCTCTAGGCTAAATGGCAACGGTCAGATTTAGGATCTGAAGATTTTCGGTTCGAATCCGAAGGGGTCTACCAACTTCAGCCAGGGTGGCCGAGCGGTGAAAGCGCCGGACTGTAAATCCGGTCTCGAAAGATCCCATCGTAGGTTCGAATCCTACCCCTGGCACCAATGGCTCCGTGGTCTAAACGGAAAAGGCGCCGGCCTCAAAATCCGGTTATTGCGGGTTCGAATCCCGCCGGGGCCACCACTTGACTCGCGGCCGGTTGCAAGACCGGCCGCAAGTCGTATAGAATTACGCTGACGCCGTCGAGGAAAGAACTTCGCCGGCGCCCGTAAGGAGAAAACGTGGCCGAACATAGTCGTTATGCCGTCAAGATTCAAACTCTTGGCTTCGAGTGTCCATCCTGCAAGGCTAGAAAGAAGGAGCGGTGTGCCGGGAATGACGGCGAGGGCACGGCTGATTTCCCGCACTGGTCGAGAGTGAAGCACGCCGCGATGGTGACTGCCCACCAAACTAAGGAGCTCCGGCGGCTCATGGCGGCGAAAAAGGCCCCGACGTGGCTTCCGTCCGTCAAGGAAGAAATGACCGGCGCCGACCTTGGAAAGCTGACGACAATCCGCCGGAAGTTGATCGGCCTGCAAGTCGACTACCCCGAGAAAGCCTTAGAGATCGGAGCCTCTATCGCCCTGGTGAATGAGGCGATCCAAAAGAAGCGAAGTGAGCGGAGGTCTTTGTATTTTCGGTGTTTTTGTGAGAAGGCTCGGGAAATGTTGCCGCGTGAGACTTTCGACGAGATTCAACTCACGGCCCAGAGAGAGGAGCGCCGCGTCCTGGGATTCCGCGATGCGACCCCAGAAAGTCAGCCGATGGCGTTCGATCCAGAAACGCTCTACATAGACTACGGGAAGAAGCGGGTTCTCGACGCTTATTCTGTCTCCTGTCAGCAGGGCAACCGGCCGGAATCGGCGGCGGAGATGCGGAAGATTCTTAGCTTCGCCGGTCACGCTTGACCCGCACTACCTCGGCGCGGTAGGATGAAATCCGCCCGCTTGGATTCCGGGCTGCCTCTGTAATCATCGTCGCCGCTCCGGTTGCAAAGCCGGGGCGGAGTCGTATAGACTGATCCCATGATTACAGCAGGCGGCGAAGATCCAGCCGCCCACCCCTCGAGCTTCTCACAAGCGCTCCGCCTCTTCGGTGGCCGAGCAGGGGTGCAGCCGCACCGGACAGCCGGTATCCCGGGTTACGCGAAACCAGCCCACCGGGTCACCAACTGGGCAGGCGGGGAAAAGATACTCCCAAAGATGTCGGCGCGCGGTGGCCGGACAAAGTCACGCAGAGGAGACGGGGACGCGCTTGCGTCTTGCGTCGCGGGGATGCCGGTTTCACCTGACCGGCCGAGAGGTTCGGCGGAAATCCAGGCTCTGTGCTCAGTTAGCGAGCGACACGGCCCGCACCCTGGTCAACGGGAATAGTCGAAGGCTCTCACCCTCTGCGTGGTCTCAGGCAACCCCTAACCGGGGGAAGAGCCCGAGGTGCGCCCCTCCCGCTTGCTGGTAGGTCCGGCGGGGCTCGAACCCGCGACCTCTCCGAGCGCTCTGCCGTCTGAGCTACGCTAGGATGGTGCCAGCGACCGCCGCCTTCCACGGCCGGGTGCTGCTGTCGAGCCCGATCCCCTTGGCCACCAGCCGCCCCGCTTCCGGTCGCTGTCGGTGGGTCCCAAAGCGGCTGAAGCTGTAGGGCTCCACGCCGCAGATCGCTGCGGCCTCCTCGTTGGTGAGGCCGTGGTACTCGCGCCAGATGCGGGCGAGACGATGCCGGCGACCGTCGCGGTTGAGTTCGGCCAAGGCGGCCGGCCGGAGGATGTCTCGGATGCTCTTCATCCGTCGTATCCGGATTCGGTTTCCCAGTAACCCGGGATGGAGTTCACCGCGCGCGGGTTTTCGTTCTTGCGTTGGCGGCCAAGGCGCTCAGACCACGGCACTATCTCGTACCGCGCTGAGTTGACCCGCTTGACCCTGTAGATCCTGCCGACCCAGGGATCTGTGAACGACAGGACTTTGCCGATGGGCCACCAGGCCAAGGATACGACCCACTGCCGAACCGGGAGAGCTGCGTCAAGCGCTCGACGGGCGTAATCGTAATCGCGATCCTCTACCGGGAGAGCTCGAAAGGAGATCGGGGCGGTAAGCGTGCTGCGTGCGTTCTTCATCCGTCGACAATACCGCACCTCGCCCCATAAGGCAACCCGTTGCCCGAAAAGACCAACGACATAGGGCAAGGAATTGCCTTGACATGCGGCAAGCCGTTGCCTATACTGTCTTCAGATCAAGTGAACGACCAAGGGAGACAAGCCATGATCCTCACCGCCACAGAACAAGACGCCCTCGACTACGCCGCGATGCTCGCGGACAAAATCCTCGACACCGATCCCCCGCCAGAGTGCGGGTACCATTTAGAGCCGTGGGACCTCCTGACCGATCTCGACGACGAAGACGAGGCGCAGTTATGAAAGACCGACAGACCGAATCCGACGCTGCGTGGCTGCTGCTCCAGGCCCAAGCCGCCGCCCGAAGAACCGCCGCCCCGATATTCGCGGTGTTGGATGCCGCGATCGAGGCCGGCGACACGGGGCTGATCATAGACATCCGCCAGCGTCTCGAAGGGCTGAGGGCGGTGGTGGTCGACAATTCAACCGGGAAAGGAAATTCAAAATGAAGACCAGGGATTGGATTGCCGAGCAACTGGCCAGTAAGGGGCTCTGGCCCAAAGAGGCCGAGAAGGTAATTGAAACGATGATCAATGGCGGCAATTGCCCCGAGCTCGTCGCGATCTTCGGCAAAGACATCGGCGACTATGACGAAAAGTTCAAGGTGGGCGCGATGCTCACCGCCAAAGCGGAGACGCTGGCGTGGCTTGATGAGAACGAGCCAAAGCACTTCGCTCGGCCAGAGTTCATGACGGAGAAGGCCCGCGAGGAATTCTTCGCCGGCGCGTAAATCACCAACCCGCTCACCACCATCAGGGGCCTCGGCCTTGCCAAGACCCCCGCAGACCCCAGAATCCCGCCAGGACCCACGCCGAGTCACCGAGCCGGGGCCTCTGGTAGTGGTGAGCGACAGAACGGAACGACAAAAACGGAGGACGACATGAGTTGGATTCACGACGAGATGTTCCCGGCCGGGGCCAAGTCTGCCTCGGAGCGCGCAGCGGTTGCGGTGGCTGAAGAGCTCCAAGGGCGGCGAGGGTTCCGCCAAAACCGCTTTGACAACTACGAAGAGGGAGAGCTTCAGGCACTCGGCATTTCCTTGGTGGCCGCAATCAACCTCGGCGACAGCCCTTTGTGGCTGGCCGCGCTCGTTGACCCTGAGACCGCCGGCAATATGCGCGCGGACGACAGCGCGGAGCTGATTGCGACTCTCGAAGAGATACTCCGGAGGGCGACATGAATAAGACGGCATCCGGGTGCCTTTTTGCTATCCTGATCACGCCGTTTCAGGCCATCTTCAACGGTTGGGTTCTGTCGAAGCTGTGGGGCTGGTTCATGGTCCCGACCTTTGGTCTGCCCGCGCTCGCTCTGCCAGCAGCTATCGGCGTGGCCATCGTGATCGCGTATCTCACTCACCAATACATCGACACGCCGGAGGGCAGCGACCTGTGGGAATCAATCATCAAGGCGACGCTACACTCGATATGGTATCCGCTTCTTATCCTCGCCATGGGGTGGTGCGTCCAGCAGTTTATGGTGGCGTCATGAGCGACACCGAACCCCTCGACACCGCAGCCATCACCGCCGCCGAGCTCGACGGCCGTCAGTACCCGCTCCGCCCATCGGCCGAAGAACAGCAGAGGTGGAAAGATGCCGGCTTGTTCGTCATCGTCTCGGATGACAGCGTCAGAGTCTACGGAGTCGACAGTCACGACATCGGTAGCGGCGCCCGCCCCGTATTCATGATCGGCAGAGGCGGTGTGGTCCCGGAGATCTCCGAATTGGCCGGCCGCCTCGCGGGTGAGAACGATGAAACGACCAAGCTCGCTGTGAGAGATTGGGTCCGAACGCGCTTCGGCGGGTCGGTCAAGATCACCGCCCGGTGGTGGGCGAAGCCGACCCGGGAATCCTGGCTCATCACCGCGCCCGGAGACATCGGCCACCACTTCGATTTGATGGCGGGCGTCCAGGTATTCTGTCGCGCGTTGGTGCTGTCGGTTGACGACCTGCCGGGGGCCAAGCCATGAGCGCCGACCCCGCCACCTCTCTCGCCTGGCCTGACGACACCAGAATCCTTCATCAGACGATCAAGGGCGACACCTGCCAGGACGACGAGGGAAGAGCCCGCCCGTCGATCCTCGCCGAGCACGGCGAGAAGCTGGTGCGGATCTGGAGCAGTGAACACGGATGGTACTGGGGCCCAAACGGTGGCGGCTATGTTGGATTCGACACGGCCGGCATCTACACGCTCAAGGACGCCTGGAGCCGCACCAGCCACTGCGGACCGGAAAAGATGATCGAATACCACCCGGCGATCTACGAATCCCAGCGCGATCACGAGCGAGCAAGGACCGCCACCGATGAGCCGCTGGCGTTGTTGCAGACCCGGCGGTGGTTTCTGGCATACATCCCCCCTGGCGTTGTTTACGACGGAGAGTATTACGTGTGGGAGGACGAGCCCAATGACGATCCTACCCCACTGGGATACCACGAGCTCGTCGAGACCGATTCCGAGAGCATCGTCGAATGGTGGGACACGCACCGCGTCTTTCTGTCTCAAGACGAGGCCAGGGAATGGGGCGAGGCGCGCAAGCACCGCTGGCCTGATGGCTGGCGGGTGTACTCCGTGCCCGCGCGCGGCAAGCTTCGCACGCTGGCCGCTGGCGGGCCTGGCGCCGCTAAGGTTCTGCGCGGCGGTGAATCATGACCACCGCCGGAATCTGGATCGGCACCCTGATGATGGCACTCGGCTTCATCTGGCTGTACCGCGCAGCCCTCGTGCCGCTGTCCCAGTCGATGCGGCGCCCCGCCCGATGGTGCCCGCAGTGCTACAAGACGACCGACCGCGGCGGCCTGTTCCGCGGCCTCGTCACCTTGGAAGAGGTCTGCGAGGACTGCGACGAGGACGCGCCCCTCGGCATCGGGTTGTGAGCACCTATCGATCAGTCGGTCCCCTGCCCTTCAATGAACCGCTGAATAAAACTGCTTAGCTCCTCCTCGGCCCCGTCATCGTCCACGAGAAACCAATCCTGGGTGTCGTAGAGACGGCCGCGCTCAAGGCTGGTGTTCCCCTTGTCATCTTCATCCCAGAGCCCCTCTGTGTCCCAATACCAACCATCCGGCCAGTGGCGGTTGAAGTCGACCAGCACTGACCCGGGAACGGCGCCGGGGTCGAACTCCAGCAGGGCAACGCGTTCGAGTTCGACGCGCAAGGCCATCAGGGCAAGACGGGCCGAAGCGTATTCCGAATTCAGGTTGAGCTTGATCATGGCGTACCTCCGCCGGTTTCGCCGCGCCAAACCGCCGCCGCATAGCAGACGGCCGCCAGGGCAGCCTTGTGGTGATCTTTCTTCCCAGTCCAGTCGGTAGGGTAGGTCGCCCCTCTGAGGGCGTACAGCGGTCCCTGGTGGCTTGCTGCGGCCCGGCCCCGTTTCATGGCTTAGCCTTTCGCTGTCTGATCAGATGGACCATTTTGTCGACATCGCCGTCCCACCACGCTTTGACCACCCGAGCGCCCATCTCGATCTGCCCGTGGCCAAAGCGCAGGACGGTATAGGTGGGCGGCAACAGCAGGTGACAGAGGTTGACACAGCGCAGGGTGGCGTCGTATCGGCCCTTGATCCCGTGCGCTCCGCCGTCGATGAAGACCGCCAGTGAACGGATGTCCGGACCCTTGTAATCCGCGGTCGGGTAGAAGTGGGTATCCGTCCACAGAAAGTCAGCTTCGTGCTTACCGAGCTCCGGCAGTCGCTGATCCCGCAACGCTTCCGGCACCCCGAGCTGGCGAAGGTGGCACAGGAACTCCCACTCCAGGCCGCTATTGCCGCGCTTCGGGTGCTGAGAATCTCGCTTTGCCGCCAGAGCCTTTTTGTAGGCCGGGCCGAGGCTGGCAGGGTCAATGCCCATCGGGCCACTCCCTGATCCGCAGATCCTCCGGCCACTTCTCCGGGTCGGTGATCTTCTTCCCGCTGGACGTGCTGAGCTGCTTCATGAAAAAAGCGACGCCAGCCGCTTTGCACTGGTCGCGGATCGAGCGCACCCACTCGATGTCCATCGGCCGGGCTCCGGGGCCAGATTCAGAGCCGACAATAACCTGATCCGGAAACTTCACCGGACCGCATAGTTCTGCGTCGCCATCTGGCGGAACGGCGATGGCATGACCCCCGGAAACGAAATCACCGGGATCGACCGCCGCGCCGCACCCTTCACACCAACCCCATAGCCGGATACTGGAAATCAGGGGCTCGGCACTTACGAACCGCACTGCCGCCGGGCACCTCAGCAGGTCTGGAACGCGCTCGTCCCACCGCTGCTGATCCTCGGTGGAGACTCCGAGCCAGAGATTCGGGAGCGGCCATCCAACTTCACCAGCTCTGCATCCCGGCACCCTTTCGTCAATGAAGCGAACCCTGTTTCGAACTTCTTGAGATAGCGACCTGGCTCGCTCAGCAAGATGCCCTGCTGGCCATGCCGATTCCCCGATCCACTCGAACCACTCCAGCATCCGCGCCGAGCGTTTCGTCAGCGTAAGGAACTTCGACTCTGGGCAAGCGGCGATCACCCCGATAACGGCTGCGATTTCCTCGAAGCTCAGCGACTCGTGGAACAGGTCCGACATCGAGTTGACGAAACAGCAGCGGGGCTTGCGCCAGGACAGCGGCTCGGCCAGTTTGGCTGGCAAGAGCTCGACCTTGCCCGTCCAGCGAGCGCCAGCCTTGGTCCGCGTGGCGAACCCCTCGAAGGGCTGGCCAGGTCCACAGAACCGGCCGGCGATGGACTCGGCGTAGCAGCCGCCCCCGCCTCCGGGGGTGCCACCGCCGCACCCGGGGCTGACGCGAGAGCATCCGCGGATTGGATTCCAGCTGACGGGGACGTGGCCAGGAAGGTGAACCCACTGGATACTCGTGTCGCTCATGTTGCCTCCGTTGTCCATACACCCCGCCGCGCCATGCTGACCGCGTCGAGAGCGCCGATTCTTCCAACCATGCCGCGGAAAGACCACGTAACCCGCAGGGGACCGTCAGAGCGCGGCATCCTGACGACTCGCTCGCCGTCCTGGTCGATGATCCGCGCGAATTCGATCCGGTTGACGCGCCAGTTGAGGGCTCGCTGAATCGGCCCCGGCTTTGATGAGTAAGCGCAGGTCACCTTGAAACCAGTATAGAGAAGGATGAATCCGGATGGGCTCAGATCTGGGAACCCCTCCCGCGCCACCTCCTCGGCGGTGATGTCGCCTAGGCTCTCTTCACGGACGTCGAGGATGACCGCAAGACCGAGCCGGCGAGGCAAGCGATACCTAACCTGGCCGGAATCTGGACACTCTCCTCCGCATAGCGCCACTGAGCCCGGGTGAAACTTGGCTCCGCCCAAAGATCCGCACTTTTCGCACACGTAGCGTCGCCCAACTCGCGGCGACCACTCCACACCCCGGACGAGATCGCCAGGTCGCAGGATTTGCCACGTCGGTTCCGGGCCACCGCGCCGGGTGACGGTCTTCGACCCGTCCTCATATTGCCGCACGGTTTTGGCGAAGCTCATTAGGCGGGCGGTGAGGCTGTGGGACGCCAGCCAGTTCTGATCGTTCATGGTTTCTCCGCGATGAATCCGGCCGCGGTCAGCATTTCGGTGACGCCTTGCACAGCTTCATCAGCGGCGCCCTCAGAGCCATGGTAGGCGTCCGTAGGTCGATCCAGGTAGAACCACTCGTAGACGTCGCCACCAACGCACTCGACTTCGCAATACCGGACGCCGTCGTCCCACACGAGGATGATCCCGGATTCTGTGAGTCCGGAGTCCGTCGGCGCCGGCAGCCCGGTGAAGGGCTCGGCCAATGCCGCCCGCTCACCGAGGGCCGCCAGGCAGGTCTGCCAGCCGGTGTCGAGGTCTCGCGGCAGAGGTCCGCGAACGTCGGCTACCTGAGCGCCGCCGGCAAGGTCGCCGTCCTGTTCGTTGTCGTCGTCATACCAGCAGCCCGACGACAGATCCGGCAATGAGTTGAGCGGTCCCGCCATTTCACTCCCCTCCGATCGTCGCCAAAAGCCGCGGACCATCGCCCGTCGTCATCAGCGCTGGTAGTTGATCGTCCAGCTCGACGTCCGCCAACTGCGCCACGGTCCGACCATCGGCGAGCATCTTCTCAGCCAGGAACGCAAAACGCGCCCCGAAGACGGCCAAGAGCAACCCGCGCGCCTTCGCATCGTGATAGAGCATCGTGGCCGCTTGCCGACGTGCTGATCGTTCGTCGCCGGTCTTCGATTCGAGCACCGGCCAAGCCAAACGGAACGCTTCGCCGTCAATCTCGAACTGGAGCAACATGGCCTCCCGGCCGTGTTCGCGGAACATGGCGCGGTGGGTGACCGTAGCGCCGTAGCCTTCCACGACGCGCTCGGCTTTCTCGAGCCAGGTGTCCGCGTCGGAACGGCTGGTCTTCCAGTAGTTGAGATCCTCGGCGTAGGGGGTGTCCATCATACCGTCCCCAGCCATACCCGCTCGCGGTCAGCCCAGTCGTAGAGCTGACCCCAGACGTCGTCGAAATCGTCGACGGTGGAGTCCCAGCAGTGGGCGATGGCTTCGAGCTCGTCGATGAGCTCGGCGAGCGTCGAATCGTCGTTGAAGTGTTGGCTCTGAAGTCGCCCCAGTTGCTGCTTAGCGGACGTCGCCACAGCCTTGAATTTTTGCGTCTTCCAGGCGTCAGCGACGTCGATTCTGTGCTTCCATGGTCTCGGCCTTAGCATTTTTCGTCCCTTTCTGGTGTCTGCCGCGGCTCCATGTAGATCATCTCTTCGTGCCCCGGTGGCTTGACGGCGTCGAGCACTCCGAGGCGCTTTGCCGCCCGCAGCCGCTCCGACGCGGTACTGCGAAGGATGCCGGCGCTCGCCGCCAGCTTTGAGGCTGTGCATGCTCCGGCGAGGACCGCGTCGCGTGTCGCGAGCACCGTCGGCGGCAGCGACTTGAGGACGTAATCCCGCTCCAATGCCAGAGCGCGGAGCTCTTGTAAGGTGATTGTTTTCCCGTTCATGGGTAAGACTGTACCGTGTAGCGAAGAAATTGTCAACAACTTTCTTCTTGACTTCGCCCCCGATTTGGTTTATGCTTTTCCCATCGGCTGGCGATGGGCGCCGGCCGGAACACCGTGAAAGGAAGAGGATCATGGGCCAGTACCACAAAGCAGTCAACCTGGACAAGAAAGAGTACCTCGACAACTACCTCCTCGGATGTGGCGCGAAGCTGCTCGAACAACACGGCGAAGGGAGCGTCGCGAGCGCGCTCCATCTGTTGCTCTCGGCATCTTCGGGCCGAGGGGGCGGTGACTATATGGAAGGACGCGGCAATCCCGCGCGGTTCGTCGGGCGGTGGAGTGGCGACAGGATCGCCATCATCGGCGACTATGCCGAGACGGAAGATGTCCCAGGCGAGGACGCTCCTGGCATCTATAGACAGCTCGGAGAGGCTGGCAGCGACTACGTCGACATCACGCTAGGGCTCGCCGCCGTCATGGAAGAGGAATTCGAGCTGGTCTACATCGGCGATGGCTGGAAAGACGCCGTCCCGTTGCGCGGTGTCTTCAAAGGCTACGAGAGTTCACATCTCAACGTGGAGCATGGCGCGCGACAGCTCCAGATAGCAGGAAAGTGCTATCTAGTGCGCGACGTGCGGGCCGCACTGAGCAAAGCCACACAAGAAGACATAGCCGAAAAACGTACGCCGGAGCACTACGGAATCTCTCCTGCCGAGTAACGCCGAATCCCAAAGAAGGAGGCCAGCCGATGGACGGCTTCGATAGACAGTTCGAGGAAACTCAGAAGATTGTGCGCGATCAGCAGCGCATGATGTGGGCATTCGTCAAGATCGGCTGTCCGACCGTGGTCGTGATGGTTTTCGCCGCCCTGTTCGTTGTCTACAAGATTTGGGGCGGGGTGACGTGAAGCACCCGCGTCTGTCCGTAGACCTGTTTCGCAACGGTACCGCGCGGATTGTCGTCAGGTGCCACGGCGAGGATGAATCCCCGGCAACGGTCGTCAATCGGGCTTTGCCGCTGCTGGTTGCTCTGCGCGGAGAATACACCGACACCTCGTCGACAGCTATCGAAGTGCGCGTCAAGTTCAACGACACAGGAGAGGAATCATGAGCAACACCAGCAAAGCATCACTCGCCGACCGCATCGCCGCGGCCGAGGAAACAAACCAGAAGCTCAGCATCGAGGTCGATCGCCTGCACGGCTCGACCGCCGAGCTCGCGGCCATTGGCGCCGGACTGCGGCTGGCCGATCGGCTCCGGGACATGGCGGCCGGGCAGATGGGCAACGCCGGCCCACCGCTAGACGGCGTCCCTGATGAGTTTCTCGGCATGTGTAGCGAGATGGGAACCGAAGAATGGCTCGCCTGGATCTCTGCAATCAAGGCCGAGTGGGTCGCCAGCAACGGCCGCGACCCGGAAGACGGGAAGGCGCTCCCGCGCTGCTTCGAGCTGTGGGCGCTCCATCACTTCGACGCTGCCTATGCTGAGACGGCGGCGTTTCTCTACGAGGCAGGGGCGCGGCCATGACGAAGCGCTACAGGTCTCAATTCGCAGGATTCATCATCCTTTGCCTTGGCATCTCGATCTTGCTCCCAGGAGTGGGTTCCAATGAAGCTGAACACTTGTAGCCGACATCAGAGCTCGGGAGCAGAGTACGTCGGGGACGACTATATCAAAGACCCCGCCGCGACCCACTTTTCGCTGTTCTACGCACGGTTGCACCTGGACCGCTGGCAACAGCGGCGGAGCGTGGGCGCATCTTATTCCAGATGACCGATTCCCCTACGATCCAGACAAGGATAGAAAATAATGCATACGCTGACTATCGATGACGACTTGCGAGTTCACCACAATTCCGACTGGTCGGGAGAACTCGATATCCAGGCGGAGCGACCTGTCACGATCGCCGACCTGCTACACATCGTTGCCGCGTTCTATGCCGACCAGTGGCCTGAGAATCTCGACGGTGTCGGCGGCTTGGTCGACCTGGTCAAAATTAACGGGTACGCCCAGATCGCTTTGCAGCTGGCGGCCGACGCCCGAGCGCGAGATCAAGGAAGCGTCGGGCCATGAACGCCGAATCAATTCTTTCTCTAGCGCTGACCGTGCGGACGCTGGAGCGCGTCCGCTACGCGATGCGACCGGCGGGCTGCCGCAACGAGTCCGAGGACGATATGCCATGCCGCGAGGCGGCGCGCCTCGAGATAGATCAGTACGATGATGGCCCGTGCGATCTGTGCCGGCTACCGCTCGCGGAGCGGCAGACAGTCCGCCCTCTGCTCTACCTCGCTCGGCGCCGGCTTCGTGCAGCGCTCGATCGCGAACTGAAAGTACTACCCTCTGACGGGAAGGTGGCGGCCGTGCCCGTGCGCCGCGAGCGTGTTTGGCGCTACCATTGCGGATTCTGCCGAAAGTCGAATTGCTCGGCCGCTTCGATGTCCCGCCACCAGGAGCATTGCACCGCCAACCCGAACCGCAAGTGCGGGATGTGCGGAGTATCCGGCACTGGTCACGGCGGTCCAGTGGTCGACGCGGTCAAGGTGCTTAGCAAGGGAACCCAGGCAGAGCTCGATCAGCTGCGGAACTTTTGCGAAGGCTGCCCTGCTTGCATGTTGGCGGCGATCCGGCAGAGTAAGATCGAGGACGTTCCTTCTGATATCCACCCAGGGTCCAAGGGCGCCTGGGCCATGACGGTACATCCCTCATGGAGCTACAAAGAGGAGAAGAAGGTATTCTGGGAGCAGGTCAACGAAACACAGAACGAAGGCATAGCCTACTGATCGACAGCTAAGACGTCCCACCCCACCGCATAGCCCTCGGCGAGTTTCTGGACGCTTGCGAGAAAGAAGGAAAAGGAGATACCGGATGAGCTGTATAGAAATAGTAGCCTGGCTGGTCGTGGTCTTCATCTTCGTGTCGATGACGCTTGGGGTGGGTTGCGGTGGACGTTCTCGCCTTCTGGGTTGACGCCCCAGTCCCGCGCATAGCGCTCGGAGAGCTCCAGCAACCCCTCCACCGTCACCTCCTGCCCCGCGGCGAAGCTCTCGATCCCCTCATGCATCAGCAGGTGACACCGGAAGCACGCCGGTACGATTTCCCGCTCACAGCCCGGCCGTCCTTTGCCGCGGACGTGGGCCTGGACGATGGTGTCGTCCTCACGTTGACAGAACGCGCACGGTTGCGAGGTGAACCACTCGCGACGCTCTGGCGGGCCGTAGTCACTCAGTAGGGCAGCTGCCGCGCGCTCGGGGTTGCGGCGCCGGACCGGCTTGCGCTTGGGGCGCCACGGCTTGCGGGCTTTGAGGCCGGTTTTGCGGATGAGCGACGAGGGTTTCATGATAGCATTTGACAAAGGCAAGCGGGTCGTGTAAGATTCAACTTCCGGCGCTAAACTTGCCGGGGAAAGGATAGCACAGATGAGCAGCAAGGAAGCTGAGAACCAGCACGACACCCCGCGGCGTCTGTACCGCATCGACGAAGACTCCGGGAGGGGTTTCGGCGTCGAAGCTCTGTTCACGGCCCATGTCGAAGACATTGAAAGACTCTATGGGTGGACCATCTGGTTCGGTGAGATCTCCGGGAAGCACTCCGATATCTCCCTTGAGCTTTCCGCTGAGAACTGCAAGGAGGTCTCGGCTGACCCGGTCGTCGTTGTGGCCATCGAAAGCGCTGGTCGCAACATCAGAGACAAATGGACACCATTCGATTCCTTCACGATCTCAGGACATAACCCGTTCGGTTTTATCGAGGACGAAACCGACGAGATTCTCGAGACGGGCTCATGAAACTAACCGAAGATCAAGTCACGACAATGCTGGCCGAGGCCACTCCGTCAATCGTGGAAAGCCTCAAAGCGGAGCTACGGCAGTCGATGCTTGAAGGGCTCAGAAGCGACGTTGCAGACCAGGTGCGAACTACTGTTACCGAGTGGTGCGCGGAAAACCTGGTCCCAGAGATCGAGGAGGCCCTGAGTTCCAACAAGGATTCCCTAGTGTCGTCGGCGGTCAAGTGCGCGGGCACGATTTCCGAGATGCTTTCGGAGGCTATGGTCACCCAGATGGCGGATTCTCTCAAAGAGAGTTATGGGCGCCATAAGGTATTCAAAGCCATGTTTGGAGACTACTGATGATGACATGGGCAGACAAGACCAGCGCCGAGCTGTCGGCCCTGCTCCGTGCGAGTCGAGAGCGTAGCGGGTGCGTCACCGACGTGGCATACGCCGCCAAGATCGGAATGTCGGCGGCCAGATTCTCGAATCTCGCCAGGGCTTGGCTTGTAGGGGCTGCCGATTGCTTCCCGTTCCGCTGGCAGATGGCGGACATGCAAGCCCTGGCCATATCACGTGGCGAACACGTTGCGGTCTTCTTCCACCAGGCCGAGGCTGCGCGAGCGCTGGAGCTACTGTGCCCGGCGTGCGGCCGCCATGCCGAGGAACGCGTCGACGTGGACGGCGTGCTGATCTGCCCGCCGTGCGCGAAGGATGCCGCCTGATGGCGACCACCGGGAGCAGCCAAGGCGGCTACTATTCATCGGCCGCGATCGGGTCAACAGCGCTCGCGTGCTTCCGTGATGATGGACCTTTGATCTACCGCGGCCGGTACGTGACCCGCGATCTGCCGCCACGAGAAGCGGACGCGAATCTGGCCATCGGGATCGCGCTGCATGAAATGGTCGAAGGGTGGGGGCTCGATGGCCAACCCGGCGAGAGTCCTATCGGCCGGTCCCGGCTGACCACGGTAGAATACCGCGGCAAGCCGCTCGGCCGCCGACAAGGCGCCACCTGGGACGCCGCTGTAGCAGAGCACGGACCCGGCGGGGTGATCCTTGCCCATGAGCGCGCCCTGGCCCTGAATCTGTACCTGTCCCTCCTCACACCTCGAACGCCGATGGAGGAACAAGCCGCCGACCTCATCCGGACCGCTACGGCACGAGAGGCCGAGGTGTTCTGGCGGCACGAGAGCGGGCTAGAATGCCGGTCGAAGCATGACCTTCGCGGCGATGCCTGGTTCGCCGACATCAAGAGCTACGGTCGGCCGATTCCGCCAGCCGAACGCTACGGCGACGGGCTGGCACGCTTCGGCGGCATCTATCAGCTTGGCCTCTATGATCTCGGCTTCGAGTCCGCTACCGGGTTGCCAGCCGAGAAGATCTTCCACCTCGTTGCGTCGAAGGAGCCGCCCTACGAGTGGGGATGCTTCGAGATCGACGCCGAGGATATCGCCATCGCCCGGCGACAAGTTGGCAGGGATTTGGCCGAGCTGTCTTGGTGCTATGAGAACGATAAATGGTGGCGCCGCGCTGCTGATGAATCACAGTCCGCTAGCCTCCCGGCGTGGTGGCGGCGGAAACATGAAGAAAGGATATGGATATGACGACCACGGCTCTTGCGAAACTCGATGACCGGGCGGCACAGCTGGACCAGATCGCCACGGACAACCAGCTAGCGACGGTGGAGGATGGCGGACCGTTTTCCGGTATGCTCCGGTGTGCTCGCGGGATCAAGGCCCTTGAAGAGGCCCTGGACGACGAGACGATGAAAGAGCTGGTGATGCCGCTCCAGGGGTCGATTCTCGGCTTTCGGACTGACAAGGACAAGGACGGTGGCTATCCGCTCACCGCGGTCCGCCGAGTGGTGATCACCGCCGCCTTGAACGGTTTTCGCGTCACGAACAACGAGTTCAACATTATCGCCGGGAACTTTTACGGCGCCAAGAATGGCCTGCGCCGCAAGGTTGCCGAGCATCCCGGTCTGTCCGGCCTGCGCATGCAGCCGTCGGTGCCCCGAATGAAGGACGGCGGGGCGCTGGTGGACTACCAGGCAGAATGGCAGATCAGCGGCCGCGCTGACCACATCAAGAGGACGTTTGCCGTTAAGGTGAATAAATACCAGGGCTCCGATGCGATTCTCGGGAAGGCCGAGCGGAAGATGTATCACGCGATCATGACGCACCTAACCGGGTCATCACTGCCCGAAGGGGAGGTGGATACCGTCATCGACGTGGAGGTGGTCGCGGTGAATGGTGCTCCGTCCATCGCCGCGTGGCTGGCGCAGAACGCGCCGAAGCTGGCTGCTTCTGACGCCGTCGAGATTCTTGTGGCTGAGGATCTGCTGAAGAGCGGCAAGGGGCTCGGCGACTTGGACCCCGCGAAGTTTGACGCAGCTATCAAGATTCTGGCGAAGGCCGCCGAGCCCCCGGCGGAAGTTGAGCCAGCAGCCGCGACAGAGGTTGATCTAGAGAAGGAGATCCGCGCCGCTTGCACTGGCGCCGGCGTCGACTGGCCAGCGTTCGTCGAGCGCATGGGTCCGCCGGACACCTGGGAGGCACACAGCATGACCCGCGGCAAGCTGTTGGCTGAGGTTGGCAAGATGAAAGCCGGAAAGCGATGACCCCGGCTGAGCTGCTCGAGCACCTGAAGGCCGCAGTGGCTCGCTACCGGGCCGCCGGCCTACCCTCGCCCGACTGGGCTCGTGAGCGCCGGTGCCCCGCGTGCCATCGTACCGTCCTGGTGGAGTGCATATGTCCATGACCACCCCAGCGGACGACAAGATCGACACCGCAATCCGGGACGCGATGCGGCCCTACGTGGACGAAGGCGTCGAGATCGGCCTTGAGGTCGCCTCGACAATCCTGAGGGACCTTAGCGACCTGCGACAGACCGTGCTTGTCCTAGAACTCCGCGAGCGGGCCGAGAAGCGGATTGCTGATCTTCGGCGAGAGCGGGGGCTGTGATCATGAGCAAAAAGCTTGCTGGCGGCCGCGGCGTTGGAAAAGATTCCGCGATAGCTCCAGGAAACTGCGCTATTCTTTTGAGAACTGCCGACGGCGTTTCGGTCGGACGCTGCTGGTTCCGTCTCGAAAAGGGAGTGTGTCCCCGTCACGGCGATGTCAGTGAGGCACAAAGACACTATGCCAAGACCGGCCGCCTGACCGATGAGAATTTGCTTGAGCGAAGGAGTGAAGATGCCAACGGGTGACCTCGCTGCATACTTCATCGCCAAGGGCAAGGCGTTTGCCCGTTTCGAGCCCGGGGTCGGCGGCACCTGTGAGGACTGCGAGCGCCGGCTGTTCAGCTACCCGGACACCTGCTCCGAGGGTTGGGTCCGCATCCGTGAAGATCGCCTAGAGCCGTGCGCGAACTGGACCGGCAGGAGTGACGGAACATGATCGGCATCGCCCAGCTCTTGGCGGCAAAGAAAGCAGAGGCCGACCGTCTTCGCGATCTGACCGCTCTTCGGCGTTGCCCGTTTTGCGGCTATGAGCCGCGGCTTGTCGAAGATCCGGTGACGCATTTCGCTGTCGGCGTGCCTTGCTCCGCCCGGGTAGTCTGCCCAGCATGCGGAGCCGAGGGTCCTGATTATGTCTACCCCTTGGCCTGATGGCCACCTATCGCCAGCTCACCGCCTCCGACGTCGACAAGATCCGGCCGGGCGACCGGCTGCGCTTCGGGGTGCCCCGGCTACCCTACGAAGTCCGGGCGATCATCGACGGGGACGTGCTGGTCATGCGGTGGTACCGAGGCCGGGGGTACGGCTGGGTCTACCGGACCGAGCGCCTGAGATATCTCGTGCCCTACGCCGACACGCTGAACTACCTCGGCGAGCCGATGGCCGAGATCAAGTTCGGGACCGGTAAAAAAACCGCTGCCGGAATCCGAAACGGTTGACAACTGGCCGACATAGGAATACGCTATGAGGATGAGCACCAAGCAAGTCAGAATCCCCGAGTCGGCGCACGGTGTCCTATCCAGGATCGCCGCCGACCAAGGGCGCAGCCACGGCGCCGTTATCGAGCGAGCGCTCGCCGTCTACGAGGCCCACTGCAAAGAGTGGGAAGCCTGGCGATGCAACCAGGAGATTCGTCGGCTCGCCCGACTGGACCGCCCAGCGACGCCGGCGGCAACGGCCGAGGTGGCGCCGTGAGCTACATCGTCGAGCTCGAGCCCGGTGTCTGGCTGGCGCCGCTGCACGGAAGACGGGTCCCTGGCCAGACGCTGACCGAAGCGGACGCGAAGAGGTTCTCAAGCATGAAGGCGGCGGCGAAAGCGCTGACGGCGGCGAGGAGCTACCGGCCTTTCAAGTCGGCGGTGATCACTGGAGGGTAATGGGTCACTTAGCCTCTTGACAGACGTTACAAGACGGGATATTCTCGGCGTTATGGATACTCAAAGAGCGTTTGAAGTCTGCTCGCGCAAGATGGGTTTTCGGTCAGTCGAGGAGCGCGCGACGACCCAAGAAACCCTCGACGCGGTCAAGACGGGTGCGAGGACAACGGGGGATCTTGCCCAGCGACTCGGTCTCAGTAGGACCGCAGCGGCTATGCGACTCGGCAGATTGTGGGAAATAGGGCTTCTCGACCGGGAGGACCAGCCCGGCAGGAAACCGATGCTGTACAGCATTCCGTCCGCGAGTTGAACCAATGGCGAGAGGTAGACCCTACTGCAAGGTCGGTCCACGTCTCCACACCGGCTCTTTCGGCCGGTCGATCCGCGGCGAAGACATCCAGAACCTTCGAGCCCAGAGCCTCGCCGGCTATCTGGTGAGCTGCCCGCACGGCAACGCTATCGGGTTGTTCTTCCTTCCCGTCGGCTACGTGATGGCGGACCGAGACTGGGCGTTAGACGGGGCGTATGACGCCCTGTCTCTACTGGGGGAACGGGGCCTCATACGGTACGACCGGAAGACGGAGTGGGTGTGGGTTCTGGACTTATTCCGGCATGAGTTCGGAGCAGACCCAGCCCGGCGGCACGATGACGGCAAGAAGGAAGATTCGCGGCTGCCTCTCGTGCGCCAGTTGCTCGCGGAAGCGCACGGAAGCGGCCTTTATCGCGCTTTTATCGATCGCCACGGACCGTCCTACCCTTACCTGCTGGGAGCGTTAGACGCCCCGTTAGACGCCCCGTTAGACGCCCCGTTAGACGGGGCCTGCACTCAGGAGCAGGATCAGGATCAGGAACAAGAGCAGGAAGAGGGAGCCGGAGCGGCGCCTCCCGCGCGCGATCTTTCCGCCAAGCTCACGGACATGGAACGCGGCGCCGAGTGCCTGTCCGTCCTCTCCGGGGGTGGCGATCCGATGACCGGGTCTTTCCTCGGCGGTAGCGGGATGCCGAACCGGGCCGACGCCGACCGCGCCCGCGGGTGGGTGGCGAAGTACCGCCGCGCCAAGATTCCACACGAGAAGCTACTGGCCGACCTCCGGTATATCTGCGAGAACGGCGACGCCAAATCAACCGCCTACGTCAACAAGATCCTGAATAGGGCGATCACCGACGGCACGGCCGGCCGGATGGCCGAGTCCTCTCTCGGCGCGCGGCAACGACCGCCGAGCGCCGCGGAGAGACGAAAGGCCCGCCCACCATCGACTGCCGACCGTAAACCGCCGCCGGAGTTCGCGGCAGAGCCGCTGGTATGAATCCCGAATCCTTACCCCACGCCGAAGAGGCGGAGCGCGCCGTGCTCGCCTGCTGTCTTCTGCGCCCAGAAGATATCTCGATCGCCGCCGGCCATCTCGATGAGCGCCACTTCTACACCAACCGCCACAAGATCATCTGGCGAGCAATGTGGGATATCTGGGTCGAGCATGCCGAGGGCGCCCGCGGCATCGACCTCCGGACACTGCAAGCCGAGATCGAGCGCGCGGGGAAATTCGAAGAGGTGGGCGGCTTGGCCTACCTCGCCGGGCTTGATCTCGACCTCCCCGACCTCGGCGGGCTCGAGCGCTACGCTACGATCATCCTCGACCGATGGCGCCGCCGGCAGTTGATCGAAATGGGCTCCCGGCTTGCGGCCGCGGCCCAGAACGGTACGGACGTATCGGAGACGATCGGAAGGGCTGGCGCCGAGCTCCTCGATCTGGAGACCGACGCGCGAAGCTTCGAGTATGTCCACGCGGCCGACGGCTTCGAGGACTTGAGGCTGGACCGCGGACCCGAAGAGAGGGTCGGGATCTCTACCGGCATCCACGCCCTCGACGAAGAGATCATCGGCCTACTGCCCGGCCATCTCTACGTCATCGGCGGCATCACCGGTCACGGCAAGACATCGCTGGCGCTCGGAATGCTCCGCGCCGCGGCGCTCGCCGGCCACCCGTGCGCGATGGTGTCGCTCGAGATGTCTAGAGCTCAGATCACCGGACGCCTATTGTCTCAGGTCACCGGAATCCCTCACCGGTCGATCCAGACAGCGCAGCTGTCGGCCGATCAGCGCCAGCGGATCGACGCGGCTCGGAATACGCTGATGAATATGCCGCTCTGGGTCGATTACACTCCGATTCAGACGATCGACGCTATCATCGCCAGGGCTCGCCGGCTCAAGGCTGAGCGAGAGATACAGGTGCTGGCGATCGACTATCTGAGCCTGATCGAGACCAGCGACCCGAAGGAAAATCAAGAGATTCGAATCTCCCGGATTGCCCGCCGTTGCAAGCTGGCCGCCAAAGAGCTCGACGTGGCCGTGGTCCTTCTCCACCAGCTGGCCAACGAAGGGCAGAAGGCGGATCGGCCGCTACTGGTCCATCTCAAATACAGCGGCGCGGTTGGCCAGGATGCAGATGTCGTTCTGATGACGTTCATCACCTCAGTGGTCGACGAGTCTGAAGATCCCGGAGTTGCCGAAATTATCATCCGGAAGAATCGAGACGGCGTGCCGGCCGGAACGTGCCACGTAGGATGGATCGGAGAGCTGATGAGGTTCGCAGATGTCGCCCGGCAGCCGGAGCCGAGACAGTGACCTACGCCGACAAGCTTCTCGATCCCAGGTGGCAACGGGTCCGCCTCGAAGTCATGAGCCGGGACGAGTGGAAATGCCGGCAGTGTGGGGCTGAGGACAAGACGCTGCATGTCCACCACCGAAGCTACGTCGGCTCAGATCCATGGGATACGCCGCCGCGACTGCTCGAGACTCTCTGTGAGGACTGCCACGGCCGCGGACACGCACCGAGACCATTAGACCCCGAGGCCGTCAGGGAGTGGCGAGAGGACATCGAGCGCCGCCTCGGGGTGGCCGTTACAGACGTTCGCGAGCTGCTCGGCAGGATCTCTGCACTCCAGGAAGAGTGCGGGAAAGTTGCAGCGGAGGCGGTAGTCTGATGCCCCAGCGGGTCACCAAGATCTGCCTCGTCAGCGGCCAGGGCGAGCTTCCGCAGTCGACAGTCGATCAGATCAACGACGAGCTCCAGCTCTACGCCGGCCGCCCGGTGGCGATCACGATCAGCCCGCCGGTCCGGAGCCTGCAAGCTAATGCCTACCTGTGGGGCCTGGTCTATCCAGAATTCCAGCGCGGGCTTGATGCCGCTGGCATGCCGGCCGCGTCCTGTGATGCGATCCACGCGCACTTCCGGGATACGCTACTGCCGACTACGGCCCGGCAAGAGGTGGTGATGGACCGGAAGGTAACCGTGATCGACGACCCGTCCACGGCCCAGCTCAACTCGACCGCCTTCTACGAGTACGTCGAAAGTGTCCGGCTGATAGCTCGCGAGCGGTTGGAGTGGCAGATCCCGGACCCCGACCCTGAATTCAGAGCGTGGTGGAAAGCAGCCGACCGCGCAGCAAAAGGAGAAGCAAATGACCGAGACTCACGAGCTACATAGCTGGAAAGCCCAGCAGCTCCCCGGCGACCCTGAGCCCGCGAACCTGATCTTGCGCTTCGACGAAGAAGTCCCCGATCCGGATCTGTGGCAGGGGGACCGCCCGGGGGATTTCGCTCGCGGTGCCTATCATGGCAAAGCGGCCGAGGTTGTTGACGCCCTTGCTACCCATCTTCCCGGCGGTCTCTTCGACGCGATGTTCACCGAGATGTGTCGGCGGAAAGCTTCCGTGCTCTCCGTGCCACTGACGCTGGCCGAGGCGCGGCGGCCAGAGCCGCCGAGGGAGCTCTGATGGGCATCTATGGTCCATATGAGTCCGCCTGTAGCAGTGTAGATAACCCGAAAGAGGGATTCTGTCCGGCCGAGGTCGCGGAGCGTGATTGCTTGCGTAGGACCGGTAGGACGCCGAGCGGCTTTGAAATGAGTTGGACTCTGAGGCAGTGTCGCTGCCGCCCAATGAGGGGTGCAACATTCTGCCGTGCTCACGAATATCTGGAGGCGAGGCTGGGCTCGCCGCAGGAGCTGGTCGGCGCCGATTCGGTGTTCGGTTTCCGTGGTCGCGATGAATGATGGACTTTCGTCCGCGGCACGCGGTTTGCAATCACCTGAGACCATGAAAACACACCACGACATCACTCCCAAGGACCTCGGCGCCCACATCCGCAGCCTACGACAAGCGACGGGGCGCAGCTCTAAGGCCGCTGCCGTTGACCTGGACATCGTCCGCACCAGGCTGTGGGCCTGGGAGCAGGGCGACAACCTCGGATCGGCCGTGGCCGTGCTCAACCTACTCCGCGCGCTCGACTCACCTCTGATCCAGAATTCTGAACAAATCAAGGGCTCGTAAGTGTTGACCCGTAAGCGCTTATCGGCCCGTGTCCAGAATTGTGGATACAATGTACGGAATTCTGGACATTCCGGGTCAGCGGCCCGGGCCTCTGGCCCGGCGGCATTCGGCGTAAGTGGTGACATGCTTACGTTTAAGGCCCACCAACCTTTCATGGGGCTGTGTTCATAATTCTGGCATAGGGTTTGCAAGTTCTAATAGGCGACCGAGAAAGAACCCTTTGACAACTCACCCGAAACCGCCGGCAGCCATGCTTCGAGTCTTGGTAGGCGAGAATAAGGGCCACGAACGAATCGAGGTCGGATAGGAGGGGCGGGATCAACCGCTCCTGCGAATCTGGAGAGCACAATGCAGACTTTCGACATCACGAACATGACTCCCGAGGGTATCGCGCTTCTGCTTGGCGAGGACGGCACGGTCGACGAGCAAGCCCTGAAAGGCATGCCCGGGAACGCGCTCGCCGCCATCATCAAACGGACGAAGGCGCCAAGTTACTGGGCTGACATGGTCACCAAGGCTTGGCGCAAGGCCAACCGGGTCGATTATTCCCTAGTCTATCGTGCGCTGGACGCACTGAAGATGCGACGCCCTGGCAACAGACCGGCAGACTGGCGGGAATTCTCGAAACTCCCGTCGATGATCGGCGACTTCTGTCGCGACAATGGCCGCCCGTACTTAGAACGGCGCGACCTTCTTGATGCTCAATTCAGTTAGCAGACGGCCGGCCGAAAGGCCGCCCCTGCTACCCGACCTCGATCCGCTTGACCGGCCCCCGCGAGTCCTCACGGAGGGCTGACGGAGACCGACCAACCGAGGAGACGACCATGAAGATCAGCGCCAACCAGGCCAGCGCCCTCGAGCAACTTCTGAAGACGCTCTGCGATCGAACCGAAGACCACCCGGAACTCGTTGGCGCACTCGGCACGCCCGAGACGGCCACGCTGGACTCGATCGCCAACACCACGTTGGATCTGCTTCTCAAACTCGGGGTCCGCTGCCGGACAGTCGCCGTCAAGGGGAGCGCCAAGACCTACCCGGTCACGGTCGCGACCCGCAACCGGGCGAACCGCCTGAGCTGCCCGTGCGAGAGCGGTAGGTACGGAATCTGCTATCACGGCCTGCTGGCGCTGGCCGAGCTCATCAACGATCCGACGAACCAGCTCGAGGACGTGGACGTCTTCGCGGGTTGGCGCGAGTCTCCAACGGCCGGCAAAGTAGGCGTCCTGCTGGCCCGCCGGATCGCCGGGTGCGAGCAAGGGAACCACCTACCGGTCAACGGCTTCTGCGCGGACTGTGGCCAGCCTACCAGCCAGGCATTCCGCAACCTCGCCGCCTCGGTCGCCCGCGACCGTGCCGACGGCGCTTTCGTCCGGGCCGAGGACGACAACAATCCAGCGTTCGGAATCTGAGGAGATTTGAGATGATGCCCGACCCCAACAACCTCCCCGCCGCTATCGCCTCAGAGCTCGCCTCTGCGCTTGCCTGGCTGCCGAAGCTATCTGACGATGAGCTCGACGAGCTTGGCGCCTATCTCTACGGACAGGCGAAGGCTCACCCGTCGGCCCTTGTAAGCGCTGCTACCGAGGTGCTGCGGGTGATCGTTACCTCATCGGAGAATTACTGAATGACCACCTCGCTTACCCCCGGATGCGGCCAGCGCCGCATCGTCCTACTCCGCCGCTGGACGGACGCCGTCGGTGAAATGCTGGGCTTCGCCTGGACGGCCAACACGGAGCCCTTCGACCTGGCCGGCGCCCGCGGTGCCGATAGCGGCGAAGTCCCGGACCGGAATAGGCTGGAGCAGCTCATCGCCATCCGCCGCGATGACGACCGCATGAAGACCCGGCGAGAGGTCGAGCTCCTAGGCTTCGCGCTCCAGGTCATGGACGGGACCGCCGAGTGTGATCCGGATCAGGTGTTCTGGTATTGGGGGACGACCCCGGAGGACGAGGATCTGGTCGGCTTCGGCGAAGTGCTGCTGGGCGATCTCAGGGACCTGGCTTGTCCGTCGGGGTGACTTGCAACCGACTGCGCTAGCGGGTAGAATACAAGAGCGCCGAGACGAGTCACCGCCACGGCGCCACCCACCGGCAAAGGAGCTGCCAAATGGAATCCAAGCCTACCACAGTCGATCTTGCAGAGTTTCAGGCCGAGGTCCTCGCCTGGCACCTGGAGCACTTCGAGTGCTTCCCGGAGCACGCCCTAATGAAAGCGGTCGGCGAGCTCGGCGAGATGTTGTCAGCTGCTCTTCCGCCTCTCAAGGCCGAGGAAGCGGCCGACGTTTTCATAGCGTTGGCGGCTTATTGCGGTCGACTCGGGAGAGCGGTTAGGTGCGAAGCGGATGGCTTTTTGGTCACTACTGTAGCTCTCTGCCGCCTGGTTTCGCTAGATCTTGACCGCCAGCTAATCCACGAGTCAGGGCAGGATGGTGCTGGAGCAGTGCCGTTGCGGCAAGTGCTCGACGGGCTCGAGCGGGCTGCCACTCACGTTTTCGAAGGGCTGGCCGCTGATATTGACGGACTTGGTTTCGACTGGCAAGCGGTAGTTGCTCGGCGCTGGTCGGTGATCAAGTCGCGGCCCGATGAGCGGGTGGCTCGGCCCTCAGCGGACGGGCAATGAGCTATCGGGACTTCGTAGCCCGCAAGTTGCAACTGCCGGCCGGTGACGGGTTCGCCCCTTACTGGATGCCGGACTGCCTCTATGACTTCCAGAATCATCTAGTCGAGTGGACACTCGCCGAGGGGTGCGCGGCGAACCTGATAGAATGTGGTTTGGGCAAGAGCGCAATACAACTCACAGTCGGGGATAATGTCGTAAGACACACGAACAAACCTGTTTTGTTGGCAACGCCTTTCGCCGTTTCGCACCAAACGATTCTTGAGGCCGAGAAGTTCGGCATTGACGCGGTCCGCTCTATCGACGGCAAGTACCCGCCAGGCCCCCGCGTGGTGGTCACGAACTTCCAGCGTCTCCAGCACTTCGACGCCAGCGCATTCGTCGGCATTCTGATCGATGAAGGATCCGTCCTCAAGAACGTGATCGGTAAGACACGCCGCCTAATCCAAAGAATGATGAACCGGGTCCGGTATCGATCGCTCTACAGCGGGACGCCGGCGCCAAACGCGTTTATCGAGCTCGGCACTTTCTCTGAGGCGCTGGGGCGACTGCGCGAAGATCAGGTCAAGGAACGCTTCTTCCGACAAGTCGACGGGCCGACAATCGCGCGATGGTCAAAGGGACAACGGCACAGCGGCAGAGCCGACATGCACGCTCAAGGGTGGCGCTTTCGCGGTCACGCCGAAGAGCCGTTCTGGAAATTCGTTTCGAGCTGGTCGCGGAGCGCCCGCAAGCCTGGCGAACTCGGATTTCCGCATGAAGACCACCTCTATGAGCTGCCAGGACTGATACAGCGAGAGCACGGCGTCAAGTGTGAAAAGCCCTTGATCGATGGGGACGGCCAGCGTTTGCTTATTCCACCCCAAGCCCGCGGGGTGAGTGAGCAACGGGCGGAGCGCCGCACAACAATGGTGGCACGGTGCGATAAGGCGGCCGAGCTCACCGACCACAAAGAGCAGGCGATCATCTGGTGCGAGCTGAACCCCGAAGGAGAACACCTTGTCCAGGTAATTCCTGGCGCTGTCGAAGTAGCCGGCCAGGCGGTTCGGTATGGAAGCACGGTTGCATGGCGAGCTCCAAAGGGTGACATCCACATCCAGAAGGAAGCGGCGATCCTGGCATTTGAGCACGGAGAGATCCGCGTCCTGATCACCAAGCCGAAAATCTGCGCGTGGGGGCTCAATCTTCAGAACTGTCACCGGATGGTTTTCCTCGGCGCCATGAATTCCTTCGAGGCGTGGTACCAGGCGATCCGCAGATGTTGGCGCTTCGGTCAGGCGCATGAGGTCATCGTGGACCTGATCACCACCTCCGGGGAGTCGCGAGTTCTGTCCAATCTTCTCGCAAAGCAGAAGCGCGCCGATTACATGTTCGGAAAGCTGGTCGGTTATATGAACGACGCCGAGGGCGTCAGTCAACCAGACATTTACACCCAGGGAATGGAGGTTCCGGCATGGCTGTAGCAAAGCAGCTCGTCACTGACAAGTTCGCCCTTTACTGCGGCGACGCTGTTGAGGGCATGAAAGACCTTCCAGACAAGTCCGTCCATTTCACTCATTACTCTTCACCGTTCGCCAGCGAGGGGCGGGGCGCACTGTATCACTACGGCAGTGATCCGCGGGACCTCTCTAACTCAGCCAACTACAAGGAGTTCTTTGAGCACTTCGAGTATTTTGTTCAGGAGATGTTCCGGATCACTATGCCGGGCCGCGTGTCTATGCCACACTGCTGCGACATCGTCAACGATAATAGCGGAGCCGACACGTACACTGACTTTCCCGGCGACATCATCCGCTTATATCAACGGGTCGGATGGATCTACGGCGGCCGACATGTCATCTGGCGCAACGCCCTTGTCGTCCGTAACGCCACGATGGTCAAGGCTCTATTCCACAAGAACCTTTGCGAGGACAGCGCAGCGGCTGGCGTCGCTGTGTGCGACCAGGTGCTAGTATTCCGGAAACCCGGAGAGAATCCGGTGCCAGTCGAACATCCTACCGGGTTGCTCAACTATTCAGGGTCAGAGAAGATTCCCGCCGAGCTTCTGGCTCGCCAGGGCATGGAAGGCAACCAGATCTACAATGATTACTCACAATGGATCTGGCAGAGGTACGCGGCCGGAGACTGGAGAGATATCCGCTATGATCGCTGCCTGCCGAAATACACCGATCCGGACGATGAGACCTTCAGCGGCGCCAGCCCGGCTCACCCGCACCCGCTTCCGCTCGACGTGTGCGAGCGCGCCATCCAGTTGAAAACCAACCCTGGGGAGATCGTGGTTGACCCGTTTCACGGTGTTGGCTCCGTGCCATATTCTGCGGTATCTCTCGGTCGCATCGGGATGGGTTGGGAGCTCAAGCCGGGCTATTACGACCAGTCGGAAATCTACGTCCAGGCTGCTGCTGAGAACAAGTTCGTCGATGATGAGAACCGACAGTGTGACATCTGGGAAACGGCAGCCGGATAGGTCCCCTCTTGCTCATGCCATTAGATGAAGATCGATGCACGGATTACCATTCTGGTCGGTGAAACCACTACGATCAAGATCCGGGACAAAGAGGCGGAGGTGGCGCCGTAATGAAATTATGTACGGCTTGCCCTGGCTGCGGCTTCTGTACAACGCCAAGAAGCTCGGAACGCTCTGCGCGGTTTGTGAAACTCCGGTGGTTGTGGACATCTTGGAAAGCTACGAGATGCGCGAGAAACGAGCCGCAGAGGTGGAGGAATTCAACCAGCTTCTCAAAGGACTCGGCGACCCCGCCCCGTCCTCGAAGGGGACCATGCCATGAACACGATTCCAGTACCAGAGCTCGGGGGGTCCGCCGCCATGTACCGCGCTGTGATGGGGGCGGCAGCGACCCTGATCCGCGAAGCTTGGCTCGACCCCGAGGAGATCACCGAGCCCCGCTCGGAACGGCTAAAGACCCAGGGCGTAGCTTTGCGGCGTCTGCTCGACAAGGGCAGCCGGCCCGTCTGCAAGTGGAACCGCATGGGCGACGATGACGACTTAGGCTGGGACACCGGCTGCGGCGATGCCTATAGCATCATCGACGGAAAGACGCCGACCGAGAACGGGATGAAGTTCTGCCCGTTCTGCGGAGGCCGTCTTGTGGAGCTCGAGCTTGAAACCGAAACGGAGGTAGCGGAGTGAAGACCAAGATGTCCCGGCAGGAGCTCGACGCGATCGCGCGGCGGACCGCCGCCGCTGAAGATGCTACCGAGGTCGCCGTGTCGTTCGAGATCGTTCGGTCAGCGCTCAGCATCTTGAGGAGCTCCGTGCTGGCGCCAGTCGCCCACGAAATTGGGAGAAAGGCGGAGCAAGCTCTCGATCAGATCCAGCAGGGCCGGGGCGCGAGTCCGGGCCTAACCGTTGAACGGGTCCTCGAAGAAGGCTGGAGCCTTGTGAACCAGAGAGATATAGCCCACGGGCCGCAATGGCGGAAGGGCGTCCGAGACTTCCTTGGATGGATCGAGCGACAGGCGGGGCGAGCGCATGGTGGTTCCGCGAAGGCGATCGAGAACTGCGAAAGCTGCCGCTGGTGGGCCGAGACGCGGGTGACGAACGCGGAAGATGATCCGTCACTACAGCCGGGTTTGCGGCTCGGAGTCTGCGGGAGAGGCTTCGGTCAGCCGGTGGGCGGCTGGTGCTGTGTTGCCGATTACGAAAAGAGAACAGCGAAGGTGACGCCGTGAGCCACTTCGAGATCTTCGCCCTGATGCACCCGTTCTGCCCATTCTGCCACTCCCGGCAGTCGCGGCTCTGGACGGGGACCGGGCTCTTCTGCGGCGCCCTCGACTGCTACCGCACCGAGAAGCCGGCCGTCGACCAGGACGGCAACCAGGTCCGCGCGTCGGAGGGTCTGCCGGCCAACCTGATGGGCGATCTGTTGCGGATGCGCGCCGCGCCAGTTCCACCGCCGGGGTCAGGGATGAGCTCGACGCTCGCCGGGGTCATGGACGAAGATGTCTACGCCTAGCAGCAAGGCCGAATTAGTTCTCGCCCAAGCGAAGCGAGCGAAGACCCCTGGAGAGTGCTCAGCAGTAGGCCGGTCGGTAGCTCAAGTCGCCCCGAGTGCCAGCCACGAAGAGATGGACATGCTCGACGAAGCGATGAGAATCGCCCGCGACACGTTCGAGGCGTACCGTACCGGCCGGGTTGTTTCGATCCGCAGGCCAAGGACGGCCCGCCCTTGACTATAATCCTGGAGCTCCGAGACGGATTCGAACCGCCGACCCGCTGCTTACGAGGCAGCCGCTCTTCCGGCTGAGCTATCGGAGCTGAAGTGGTCAGGGACCGGGGTCGGAAAAGCAGAGCCCCGTCGGACCCACTGCGGTGATAGTCGCGGCTAGCTGCTCGAGCACCCCGAGATCATTCCCGCCTTCCTCGAGTCTCGCCACCTCGTCTCGGTGCTGAGAGAGGGCCGACGCGAGCTCGGCTTGGCGCAGCCGCTCCGACTTGGCGCCCATCATCAAAAAGAACTCGAAGACCTGCCGGGCGGTGACAGCGGGGAGCCAGGCGTAGTCGTCGATCCCGGCACGGACCGCCTTGCCGGACGCGCCGTCCCAGTGCTCCTCGAGCTCGGCGTGGAGCGTGGTGGCGTAGCCGAAGATAAGGTCCTGGGCGGGGACGTCGACGTTGACTCCGCGGGCCTCGATGCGATCGATAAGGGCGGCGGCGTAAAAGGCGGGGTCAGGCATGGACTTTCTCCTTTGGTGGGATGAGCCTCCACCGTATCACGGACCCGAAGAGAACCCAGAGCGGCAGATAGCACAGCACGGCCGCCGTCTTCGGCGCCACGGCGTACAACGGCCAGGCCACAAGGGCGCAGCTGAGCGCCGCAGCGGCAGCAAGTGTCAGGCGGCGCGGCAGCCGTCGAGATGTCCGGCGCCAGATGTCGAGCAGTGTCGCGATAGACGCGGGGCCGAGCACCAGCAGAGCCCAGCGCGGGATGACCGGGTCGACACCGCCAAGCGCCTCGATCACCGGCCGAGCGAAGGTCAGCGCCGCACAGATACAGGTGGCCGACCACAGCCAGCGAGTCCAGGACCACGGCCAGGAGGTGAGACTGAGGCCGGCGCCAAGTGCGAGAACGGCGGTGATGATTTTGAACTCAATAGGCACCTGACGATTCTGACCGCGCCGGTGCTGGCGCGCAACCCTGAAGCCCTCGGCGTCCATCCTGGTGCTGGGAGTCCGCGCTATAGCCCTTCAAGCCACGCGATGAAACAGCGCAGACTCTCGTGGACCTGGTGGCGGTCCTCAGGTGTGGAGGCCGTACCGTGCTGGCTCTGGATCTCTTGGAGCCGGTCAAGCGCGGCAGCTATCTCTCCATTCTGCTCGGAGTAGCGACTTCGGTACTCTTCTAGGTGAGCTCGAAGCCCGCTGAAGTACTCGGCCGCCCTGTCCCTTTTCATGGGCGGGAATCTTAGCAGAATGCTTGCCCGGGCCGCAAGCGAAAAGGACTAAGGTTAGGGAATTCCCAGGATTTCGGCAGCTACCCTGAGCCCCAAGATGACGATAAAGCCCCAGATGATTACCAACTGTATCGCTTGCTTGCCGATGCGTCCGTCTAAGCGGAGCGTCTCGCCGTCGAGGCGGCCTTCGATCTTGCCGATTCTCTCGCGGTCGGCGCCGGCGGCTTTGAAGGCAGTCGCGATGGCCTCGATACCCGAAGCTGACGCTCCCTCCCGTGCCCTGTCTTCCCGGATCATCGCGAGAAGCTCCAGAAGCCGGTCTGATAGCTCGTGGAGCTCGCCTTGGATTTGCTTGCCCATCACGGCCACGGCGGTCGTAGCGTTCTCGGAAGCTTCCACTGCCGCTTCCGAGGCGGCCTGGGACGCCGCGAACTTTGCTTCGATGAGCTTCCTGACTTCTTCGAGGAGTGCTATCTGGATGGGATCGTCCGCCATGGGTGGCGATGGTAGCACACGGGCAGAACGGGCGAAGGTGTGAAAATAGTTCTTGACACCCCGGCCCGCGGTGTGAAAAGATACAGGGCATGGCGACGAACCCCAACGGACCCGCGGTCAAGACCAGCGTCAGTATGCCGAGCGGTATTCTGCGCAATGCACAGAGAGAGGCCCGGGTCAGAGAGATGACGTTCTCGGCCTACGTCCGGGGGCTCGTGATTGCGGATCTGGGGTGGGAGACGCGCGCCGAATTCCCGCAGCGGCCCACAAGAAAGAAGAAGTGTCCTCAGTGCGGTTTCTTATTCATCGTCCGGGATCCGGATCGCCAATTCGATACGTTGATTCCATGCCCTGAGTGCGTGCTGAAGCCCGGCGACCGAGTCAGTGTTCTCGGGCCTGCCCCAGAACCAGATGAAGAAGTTGACCCGTGAGTATCTGGACACACGTAGCGGCCGTGATTCGCGTCGACGGAATAGCGGCACTTGATGGGTCACCGCCGGACCTCGGCAAGACTTGTACCTTCGAAAGCCCCGAGGCTGACTGGGAGGCTTGCGACGTTCCCTGTGGGAGCGAGGGGTCGCTAGACTGGAGCCTACACACCAGCCCGCACGAATCCAATCGATTGGGCGGCGGCATGACTGACGTTGCACGCGACCGCCGCGGATTGCATGGGAAAAGCCTCCCTGCCAGCGGCGGTCGCGTGGAGCGTCATTGCGTGAAAGGGTCGCCGTACAGCCTGGCATTGCTGAGTGGTAGAGCCGGAGGAGACCACCGATCAAGCGTAAGCTCCGGTAGGCTGGCGGCCCGTTGTGAAGGCGATGAAACCAGGACCGACAGCGGCAAATCGCCCTGGTGGAGCAATGGTCGGCGTACGCGCGGGGCTGACGGCGCCTTATCCGCGCGGCACGTAGATGGAGGTGTCCGTGGGACTGGTCGTAACCCAGGCCAAGCGGTGAGAGACCGCGGGGCGGTGCAATCCCGTCACTATTCTGACGTTGCAGCAGACCGCCGTCGGCAATGTGCTCTCTCAGCCGTTCCGGTCGAGAGGGTTGGCGGCGGCCTCCTGGAGCGCCAGCTAAATAGCGGGCCTTTGGGCGCGCGCCTGGCGGCAACGCCAAGCGAAAGGGCGACCGGCATATCGTCGACGCAAGCATCGGCGATAGTGTGCGAGCCCAACCTCGGCGAGCTACCCATAGTGATCGATCCGGTGCCTCGCTGCTGCGGCTTGCACGCGGTTTCGTTGACCCGCCGAGACCTGGTAGTTTTCCAGGCGCGACCCCAAGGGCCTGGCCTCGCCTTCTCACCGCTCCGAGCTACCAGGGGCGTGACTCCTTCCCAACCGACCCACCGCTGGCCCGCTACGGTAGCACGGGCCGGCAATCCCCAAGGGAGACAGCATGAAGAGCGAGAAACGTTTGAAGGAAAGAGCAAAACGGAAGGCCGCCAAGGAGCGCGCGATGAGCGCCCCTGGTCGCAGATCGGCCTATGCGCGAAAGATCAGCGGCGACTATCCGCCGAACAGCCCGTACCGGAACCGGTGGGAGGATTTCACGCCTCTCGGGGCGTTTCGATAGTCTGGAATTCCGGAGACCGGCCCCGGAGCAAAAGCTCAATCTTGACCGGACGAATGGCGAGTAACGTCGGCGTGGCCGATCGCATAATCCTGGCTGAGCCAGGGGTCGCTGTCATGAAGTCCTCGAGAAGCCGGATTCTCGAATCTTTGGCAGGCCCCGGCACGGTTGAGAAGCCGGCCGCCCCGGTTAGCATGGTGGGGAATCGAGGGGCGTGTTCAGCGAAGAGTAGATCGGTAACGGCTGGTCTAAGGTTAGCTGGCGATTCCGTGCATAAGTCCCTCGGGGGCTGCGAGAGATTCGAGACCAGAGCCATGAGCTGCAAGCCGGAGACCTTCCCGGCTCAGTCGGATGGTGCGACGGCTGGCGCCTGTCGCCCCGGCTTGCAGCTGGCGGCTCTACTCCCTGCAATTGCCGAGCCCTGAACCAGGGGCCGGAGTATCCGCATCGGTTGTGTCTCGCTTGGTCGTAGCGGGTTCCTCCTCCGGCTCCTGGTTGACGGCTCTGGATTCAGATGGACCGCGAAGCTCTCGGCGTTGTGTCGGGGGCGTGCTGGTGGACCGGAGCCGCTTTAACCTTCTGAGGTGAAAAAATGGAACAGGTCAATCTGTTACTGATCCCCGGTCTGACCACCGTGCTCGCCTGGATCATGATCTGGGCCGTCGGCAAAGTCCCAAAAGCGCTGATGGTTCCCGTCGTGCTCCCGTTGCTCGGGCTGGTCGCGAACTGGATGCTTGTCCAGGTCGGCGCCGACAACGTGACGCCGGCTCTGGCGCTTTTCCTTGGCGCGTTCGCTGCCGCGCTACACAAGGCGATTGAGCACCTCGGTGGAGCGGCCAAAGCCATCTGGAACAAGCGCAAGGGAGTCGGGCTCCGGTTGCCGATGACCACCGCGGCGCGCCACAAGTAAGCTTCTCAAACCGGTCGCCGGACTGGTCCTCCCTGGGTTCCGGCGGCCGTCTTTTTTCCAAGACTAGAAGGAGATATTCGATGAGCGACACAATTGGAATCCGCTTCGATCGATTGGCGGATGCGTTCGAGTTCGTGGACCTAGGTTCCCTCAGTACAACCGAAGTGGAGCCGCCCCCAAACCACGAACCCGATACCGAACTTGGAAGTGCTCTAGCCAAGATCTGGCGCGATAACTACGAGACCGGAGTCGGATTTGAAAAGGCTGTAGTGACCAATTGGACCTACATGGGGCCAATTCTTCATGGGTTTCTGTCTGACCCCCGATATGCTGCCGCTTCCGGCGTTTCGATTTGGGCGGCGGCGAGGATAGCGCTTCGGGAGTATTTCGTCTCCCGCCTGACTCTTCGTCCGCTGATCACCAAGATCGGCATCGGAGGCGGCAAGTTCGGCTGTAAAATCATCGTCGGGACGAATCCCGGTGCGACGTTGCTGCGCTGGCTGGATCATCCTGGAATGGCGCCCGGCATCCCGCAGGGTCCCAGTCTTCTCGAAGAGCTCAAGACGCCGCCATGCATTGCGCAAGACGCGAGCCTCGCCGGGATCGACGTAACAGACCCCGGGATTGACGAGTCCCTTATGGGGAAGTGATGGACGAGGCCCGGAGGAGTATCGTTGTTTTTGGCCTCCTCGGCCTTTTGTTCGCTAGCTGCTCCAGTCAGGTGCTGCGGCTCGCCGTCCTCGACAGCGACATGGAGCCGACAATCGGCATCCAGGAAATCGGCGGATGGGCTCGGGGCGCAGCAGGCACGGAGATGTCTGCTGAAATCGACGGGCGCCTCATCACCTGCGTGGCTCACCGCTGGGAGCGCGGCCAGCTGGCCTGTATGCGGACGCCGCGGGATGAGCCGTGGTGGTGCGGCGGGTGGAGGTGCTTCGAGCGGCGAGAGCACGAAAGCAAGGTACCATGACCGTCGAAAGCCTGCGGCTACGTCTGGCCAAGATCCGAGATGATCACGTGCTCTCGGCGGCTGTGGCGCCAACGCAGCAGGGAGCGGATGCCCATCTGATGGTGGTTTCTGTGCTCGACGAAGTCAAAAGGGCAACGGTCGCCCCGGCAACACGGCAGGCCAACTATAGGAGAATGAGCGCATGAGCAAGCCGCCTGAGATTACGAAAGAAGACCTGCCGCCGCAGGCTGCCCCGGATAAATACCCGGGCATCGGCCTCGGCCCGTGGAGAGTCGAGCGGGAGCTTTGGGACGGCAAGTGGTGGCGCACTGCGATAAGGAGCAGGGACGGGAGTTGCTTCTGTGCCGTCTATCCTCGCGAGGAACTCGACGACGACGGGTTGCCGAACTACAAGGCCGAGGCCGTGCTACGCCGGGCAGCGTACGCCCATAACCAGATGATCAAGAAGCCTCTCTATAATTGCTCATTCTGTCACCGCCAACGGAGCCAGGCTACTTTTCTTGTCATGGCTGACCCTGTTTGCATCTGCGATCGATGCATCGAGACTTCCCGCGCCATCTGTATCGACAACTCGCCCAACAGGATCGAGCCCGTCGACGAAAAAGGGCCAAAAGAAGCGCGGGCCGAAGGGGCTGGAGAATGAACGACTACAGACCCGGCGGCGGTTACGTGTTCGAAGTGTCTACGGCGATGAAGAAGATCGACCTGGAACAAAACACAGGATTCAGAGCCGGTCTTCATACTCCGCGCCCGAGACATTCTCGCGCCGGCGCTGGTCAAGACGTGGGTAGCTTTTGCGAGGACCCACGGGGTCAAGATGGGCAAGCTCAGCGAGGCTTCTGGGCTTGCGGTCACAATGGAACAGTGGCAGCGAGAGCACGGCAGCAAGGTGCCTGACTAAATGAGGCCAACACGTGAAAAAGAAACTGTGCCAACTTAGAGAAGAGGCGACCGCAAGGGGTAAAAAAGAGCGCCAGGAGCGCGCGGGGATTTTCAAGGAATTCCCTCAGCTTGAGCCTGGCTGCCTGACCAACGGGCGGACCCGCATATGGATGCCGATTCAGAATCTTCGGCGGAAGGCGCAGGGGTTGCGCAGATCGGAGGCCAACACGTGACGCATGCCGGAGCGCAAGGTGTCGGACGAATAGCGACCATTGCCACCGCGCTCGTGCTGACCGGGTGCTGTCTCGGATTCGACGAAGGCCCCTGCGACTTGCGAAGGGCTGCGGCGACTGCACCGCTGAGCAGTAGCGTAGTGTGTGGCGACAACAGCCCGGCGCGGCCGGCGCCGAATCACCACCTCGGGGCGGATTTGTGGACTCAGTTTCAACCTATGGATTTTTGCTCCGGGGCGCAGTGCCCGCCTTTGCCGGCGGCGAGAGATCGTTCGCAGTGGGTCTCGACGACTCGCGAAGATCTATTCGAGGCTGTTACTTGTCCGTCGTCCGCGAGATGCATCGTCACGAGAAACGCCACGATCGGGGTGTGGCGAACCGATCTAATCGAGGGGCGGCCGGTGCCACTTCGGAACGCCACCGGGTGGGATAACATCTGCCAGGAGTCGGGGCAAGACGGATGCTGGCTTGCTTTTCCCGAGTATGGCGAAAACGCATTCTACCTAGACGAAGCCGAAGCCGTGTATCTGCCCTCTGGCGAAGCCGTGATCGCCGCCTCCGGCCGTTCCACCGTCGGCGCGTCCCTCTGGCGCCTCGAAGCACCAGCGGCCGATGAGCGGCTGCGCATCCTCTACCAGGACGTCGCCAGCCGGTCGACAGCCGTGGACCTGGTCGAGCTCGGCGGCCGGTACGCCGTCGCCTGTGGCGTGCTGGGCTGCCACGTCTACGACGCGGACGCAGCATTGGCGCTGCCGGCGCCGTGCCTGGACGATAACTTGACAGAATTAGCTGAAAATGCCCAGCTGCTTCCGGAGCGACACCCCGGAAGTTATACAGGCTCTTGCGGGGTGCGGCTGGGCGAGATCGGGGACGGGGAATCCTTCGCAGTAGTGAGTTCGTTGACCGCACAACAGGAGGTGATGCGCAGTGAGCCCCTACGAGTTCGAGACGACGGACGCAGAAGTGGGTCGCCGGATGTAGACTCGGAAGATGGCGGAACGTCCGACCCGTTCGCTGTTTTCCGAGCCGCAGAACTTGAGGAACCCGTCGAGATATTGAGATGGCTCGTTGCCACGCAGGAAGCTCAGGGGAAGGTCGCCGAGGCGGCCGGAACCCGTCACCGCATCGCCGCGGTCCTTTGGGAGCTCGCTTCGCTGGAGGCGACTATCTACAGCCGCGCCGCGGTCCACGGTGGCGCCATCTACTTGCTCGCCGGCACCAGCTTTTCCGCCGAGCTCTGGCGCGTCAACCTCGAAGACCCGACCAGCAGTGAGCTGATCTGGAGCACCACCGAGCCCGCCCGCGGGGTCACGCTGTGGTCGGACGGCGTCAGCCTGTGGGGCGCGATGGTGATCGCCCAGGGTCCGACGCGGACCGTCAAAGTCTACGACTTCAGCGCCGGAGGATTGCAGATCGGCAGCTTCGACGTTTCCGGAACCCCGTTCGCGACCAAAGACTATCTGTCCTACGGTGAGGGATGGGTGTACTACGCGCCCGCCACCACCTTCGCCGGCGCCGGCCGGCTGGCAGGAGGTTACCGCGAGCGCTTCTTCGACGTCTCGCAAGCCCCGACGATCACCATGCTACCGAGGGGCGAAACGTTCACGGACCCGTGCAGCGGCCAGCAGGTCGACTACTGGGGCTACATGTACCCGGCAAACGATCTCGGCACACGCAACGTCCTCCCTCACCGCGGGAGCTTCGTCGGGGATATCTTCTACCGCGCGGCGTTCGGGGTGCTCGACGGGCACCGGATGCCGGAGCATGTGGCGCCGCCGGATGAGGGCTTGATATTCGAAAGCGGGTTTGAGACTGGCGACACAGGAGAATGGGAATGAATCTTGTCGAAGGGCTTCTGAAAGCCAACGAGGAATCGCGTCAGTTCATCCGCGAGATAGAAGAGACGGCAAAGATTTTGCCGGGGTCTGGTGCTGGCCTAGACGTAGACAAAGGCGATCACCAAGGGGTTGATCAGGCAAACCGAGAGAGCGATTGCCTCTGGAGACATCATGGAAATGATGAAGGCGGCTGCCGCGAACGGCCTTGGTGCAGATGAGGCGAACGGTGACACGGGGGAGTGGCAGTGACCGACCTTCGAGACATAATGCAGCCCCTGACGGACGCGCCGCCATGATTGAGAACGTACTCTCTTGCGGAGAGAACCCCGACGCTGGTCGCCGCTGTTGCGCGGACTGTTGCCATCTACAGGCGGCGGTGAGCTGGTGGTGTGTCAGCGATGAGGCTGTAGAGGCGAGAGGGACCTCGATCCCAGGTGTCCGCGATTGCGTATTCTGGCAACCCGCTAAGATCCGCAAGGGGGCGCGGCAGTGACCTCCCGAACCGTGACCCGAACGATAGTTACGCCGGCCGCGCCGGGTTCACCAACCAACGCTCCTCCGCCGCAGTGGGTTCGCCTGGTTGTAGATTCTGCCGGGGTCACGTCGCCCGCAACCTTCTCCCTAGAGCTCTACGTCCCGAAGCTGTCATGGTGGCAGCGGGCCAAGCTCCAAATCAAGCTTCGCGCTCTGCTATTCTGGGCTGCCCTGACGTGGCCGATAGGGGCGGTGGATGACGCCTATCTGGAGCACATGAGGCTGCGGAGCTTCGGACGAGAGCGAAGGCTGGCGATGCGAAGGAGGGGGAAATGAAGGATAGAGAGAGGCGGGATGGCTGACCTGTGGAAAGTGGTTGCCGTCAGCGAGGTGGCGATAGTCGTTCTGATCGTTGGCGCCTTCGCTGTGGCGTGGCTTCTAGTCAGGATCTTCCCGACGCACGACGAAGGACCGGACCTGGGCCTATTGCTTGCGAAGGCCGACATGCTCCGCGAGTTGGTGCGGTTGCGCGATGATGGAGTGATCGACGACGAGACGGCGGCGGCGATTGCGGAGACGCTGGAATGAATGCTGCTAGGAGATACCTCGTCGAGTGGCACGTCAAGCGCAGCGTAGATGCAAAGCCTTGTTCTGTGATCGTTGCGGCCTACGATGCCCGAGACGCTGCTTTCCAAGCCGGTGAGCCGATGGGGAGATTCAAAAGCGACGGCTACCCAAGGCTGTGGTCTGTAGATCCGTGCGACGACGATGATCGAGCTCAGCTGACCGAAGAGGAAAATCTCGCCTGTAAAACCGCCTTCGTTGGTGCATCAGCCGAGACCAGCGAACTGCTGGCGATCATCGAGAGGCTTACGAGTCCTATTGGCAGGAGCTTGAAAACCAAAGATGCGCCGCCTCCAGATGTTGAGACTTCGGGCGCTCCGATGGACCGATCCCCGATCCGGACACACCATACTCACGTGATCGACGGTGGTGACTGCGGGGCGCTCGACTTCGACCAGACTGCCGAGCTAGCGGAAACCTTCGGCCGGGAAGCGCAGTTTGACCCGACCGCCACAGCTCGTGAGCGCAGCTTGGCCGCGGCAGTGTTGATGCTCTGCGAGGAGCGTCGTCAGCGGGGGACGTTCGCCGACAAGATTGAAGATCTTGAGCGGTCCTTGGACTCTGTGGAGCAAAGTCTCAAGACAGGACGCGGCCGATAATGGTATCATCCCCACATGAGCCACGGAGAGAAAGTCAGCGCGTACCGCCTGGAGCTCCACCGGCTGCTCTCGGCCCTAGCCGCCGAGCTGGTGGCTGAGCACGGGATTGACGAGTTCCAGCGCCGCACCCGGCTCGACAAGCGGGTCCTGCCGCGGCTTCTCGACCCCGGCAAGGCCCGGCAATGGAGCCACGCGCAAGGGATGGCGATCGCGGCGGGGTTCGGATGGGGGCCGGCGGAGTTGATGGCTAGGGCGGCGGCCGCCGGCGCTGTCAGCATCTCCACCCCCGGGCTGACAGCCCATCACCTTCCTTCTCTGCCAGGGTGGGTGCTCAAGCTTACGCATCGCGTCGACCTCAGTGACCCTGAGATCTTCGCCGACTTCGAGTCCTGGAAGCTTGAGGACGGTAGTGAGGACGGCCTACGGGTGCTTGTCGAACGATCGGAGGCGCCATGAGAGTTCGCCCTGGAGCCCCCGAGATCGGCAAGCGGTGGAGCGACCTTATCTGGGAGCCGCACGACCTGTTAGCCTTGGCTATACTCGCCGTATTCCTCTGGGAGATGTTGCCGTGAGCATCATCGCCCCCATCACTGGCCTCACTATCGACGGCAAAGATGTCAGCCCATGGATGCAAAGTGCGTCGTGCGCAACGCCTTCGCCAGCCGAGTCTGTTGACTATCTCGCCGGGCTGGCCTCCGGTACCGTCCGCTTTCGATTGATCCCAGACCCGCCGAGAACCTACTTCGCTCACCCGGCCGTTGCGCACCGCTTAGAGCTTGCTGGATTTCTAGGCGCTAAAGTCTACGTCAGCCATGCCGTCACGATCCAGAACCGCTTCCCGCGGTCCAAGCGACGAAGAATCCGCAAGAAGTGGGCGAAACGGCCCAGTAACCGCGAGCCGGCGATTCTTGAATACGACGCATTCATGTCTTCTCGGCGAAATGCGAGGCCGCTCTATGAATGGTAAACCGCGCCTCATAGAGAGGCTCCGCAAGGATGGCATCAAAGCGCCCGACAGCTCACTAGAGCCGCTAATGAACACGTCGCCGCGTACTCCCGGAGTTCCCGGCTGGCCCGAGAAAATGCTTAGCATCGGCGGCACTGAACTGGGGTGGCCAGCGACCCTAACGGGGTCAGAGACGACTGAGCAAAAATCATCGATCACCACCCGCTGCCCCGAGTCCGAGGCCGGAGAGTCCAATGAGCGCGAGGACTGAACTCAGCAGCCCCGGCTATGCTGAATGGCGCCGCCGCGTCCTTGCTGCCCCGGTCATCGTAGCCGGAGACCAGTCCGACGAGTCGGGGGACGATCTTTACCCGGTCTTCGATCCTGGCTCCCCTGGCTGGTGGCTTGGCGCGTACCGACGGAAGTCGACCGCAGAGCGTGCCGCTCGCCGGATGATGGGAGAGGCGGTGGCGCCGTGAGTTCCAGCAGAGGCTTAGCCTACAAGAGGCAACAGGGGCACAGGGCGAAGCAACGAGCCCGGAGACTGTGTCAGCTCTGGGAGATCGAGGCGAACCCCAGAACGGTCGGAATTATGGCCGGGGTCCGTCGCTGGTGTTCGTGCTGGATCTGCTCTCAAAATAAGCGTCGTGCCGCCGGCCCGCCGTTGTCAGAGATAAGGAGGAAGTCAGATGGACGAAGTGGGACTAGTGTCGAAGATAGAACAAGTCAGCAATGACCTGTGGATTGACTGCATAAAAGAGGCCAGGAGCATGGTGATGGGTGGGTCCGCGAAGGCGGATCAGCGCGGCCGGACGCTCGAAATAGACATGCCCAAGGTCTGCGATGAGCTTCCGGAGATCCTTGCGCGAGCGCGCGAGATCTATGACGCCGCGCCGAGTCAAGAGCCGTCTGAGGCAGACGTCCTTGAGCTGGGGGCAGCAGCTCGGCGCCTTGAGAAAGTCGGAGCCTGACGGGGGAACTCCAGTGGCCCACCTCAATCCCAACATCGTCGATGTCACAATCTCCGGAGACGATTACAGCATGGATGCTAAGTGGACGGACCGCGGCCTTGAGATTGTCTGCAACGGCGTTGCGTTCTTCATGCGCGCCGACGACGGCGCATCTCATCACCTGGCCTTTGACTCGCAAAGCGGTGTCTTGACAATCGACGGTGTCCCGGCAGACAGGGTTGAGCCATGAGAGATGACGACCTCGACGACCGACTGCTCGGCATCGTGATCATGGCGTGTATAGCGCCCTCGCTCTGGCTTGTTGCGGCGCACATAGTCGCACTTCAGTTGGTGCAGTCGGAGGCGAGCTCATGACCTGGCAGCTCCTCTACCGCCCCCACCCCGACGACACCGGCGGCACCTGGCATAAGAACTCCGCCGAGGAAGCGGTGGACGAGCTCGCAACCTTCGAGGCCACTGAGCTTGACAACCTAGTCGGCGCCGGCTGGCGGACAAACGACGCGGCCGCGGCGAACACCCAAGCCCTGAGAAAGAACACGAGCTCAGCCGCCCGCAACGCCCGGGGCGCGGTGGTTGACTTCGCCAATGCTGCCCGTGAGACGGTCCTGACTTGCGACGCGGGGGCGCCGGCCGAACTTAATGTGGTTTTTCTCGACGGCTCGTCGACGGATATCGTCAGCTCAGCGGACTTGACGACCTCGGCAGCATTTTCCTACCTCGGCATCTTCCGCTATCGTCCCCAGATTAAGCTCTCGGCGATTCCACTCCTGGCCTGGTTCGGCTCTGGCGCCACCGACGGATTCGCGAATACGACGGTGGACTGGTACATCGGCATCGCCACCGCCACCGGCTTGGTTACGGGGAATTTTCACCGCTACAACGGAGCGGCCGCAACCACGATTACCGGCACCACCCGCGTCGACCATGGCCAAATCTTCGCTGTGGCCATCACCTGTGACGGCTCGACGACGGGCAATCTGTACGTGCGGGTCGCTGGCGGCAACTTCGCGTCCGAGGGTTCGGCTACGATCCCGGCGCACGTCTCGACATCGACCGAGACGATCACTATCGGAAACGATAACGCAACGTCGCCGACCTACACCGCGTTGGAAGTCGGCCCGCAATTCTTCGTGACCGCCGAGTTGACGGCGGCCGAGCTCGACGCCATCATCGACGATATGCACGACGCCCACCCGTTCGACGGGCTGCAAATGAGCTGGCAAATGCTGGCTGCCGATTCCGGCACCACCACGTTGACTGACGCAGCGGGGAATCACGCCGGTACGGCACCGAACGCCTGGGTAGAGCGGAGAAACCCGTTCGCCCCGCTAAGGTGGGAAGAGCCCGTCTTCGGGCCGATGGCACGCCGAACGGCGCTCAGCTTCGGCGGTGAGGGGTCAAACGCAGATGCCGTAACCGCGGCTACCGCCGACATCCTGGAAAATTGCTCGATGGTCTTTGGTGGCGTCCGATTCCCGCCCACACCCCAGAGCGCTATGTTGGCGCTTTGGGGTCCGGTGTTCGCCACTCGCGACATAGCACTGACCATACTCTCAACAGGGAAGCTTCAGATCTCCACAACACGCGGATCTACGCAAAAAACAGCGAACTCGACCTCTACTTTCGCTGATGGGTCCTGGCACGGCCCGATCCTGATCACAATCGACGAGCGCAATAGCGAGCTAAAACTCTACTCCGGTACCACCCTGGAGGCTACAGCAACAGGGTTGTCGGCATTTGCCGCAAGTGCCGTCGCCAAGCTGCTACTAGGAGCGCAGAGCCCGAACTTCAACGAGGCGCGGGTAGACATCATGGGGCCTGTCGTCGTAGTCGGCGGCATCCTCACCACGGCCGAGGCGCAAACGCTATGCAGCGGCGCGCCGCTGTCCAACGAGTTCGACCCACGTATCCGTCTCGCTTATACCCTATCCGATGCCACAGACGGAGTCCTTGACCACGGCGCCGAGGCGCTCAACCTCACAGTCACGGACTCGACGTTTTTGACAGACCAGGAAGTCCCCAACAGCCAGACCCGGCTCGAGGCTCTGCCGGAGCTCTACGGGCAGAAGGTGGTGGTGCCTTATGACACCGCCGCCGATGTCAACGAGCTCAAGATCCGGGTATGGGACCCGGCCACCGCCGACGGCTTCATCGCCGTGCGCTCGGCGCGCCTCTTCGAGGGTGTCTCTGGATCCCGCGGCCCGATGGGGCGAGATATGGGCCACGTAGATGTCCAGCCAGGAACGGGGCGGAACCCGCGGCGCCAGCTGAGCTTCACGGTCTGGCTGACGTTGCAAGAGGCCGCCCGCGTCCTTGCTCTTGCTGCCCGTCGCGCTGAAGTGGTGGTGGTCGGCTCGAAAACGAACGATATCGTTGGACAGAAGCTGGCGGTCATCCACGGCCGGTTGAGCCCGTCTGAGACTGGCCGCGATATGTTCGCCAAGGTGGCGGGCGATGAGTATCGCGTGGCCTACCGGATCGCAATCGACGAAGAATCCTGATGCAAACCCCTGAAGCAACCGCCGGCGCGTACATCATGGACCTTTTTCATGAATGGTGCGCTACAGAAATAGAGCGGCTCGGCGCGGAGGTCGAAGCCAAGCTGCTTCCAGGAGAAGACCCCGCCGAAGCCTCCCTCTACATCGAATATCAACAAGGCCACCCGCCAAGAGTCCGGCGACGGGAAGAAACGGAGAGCGAATCATGATCAAGATCACCCAGGGCATCCCCGCTGGCGCCGAACAGCTCGCCGAAATCGCGGTCACGGCTACCGTCGCGGATCTGGAATTCCTGTCCGACACAACTCTGCCGCCTGGCGGGTTGGCTGCTGGCTTCGAGATCAACTTGACGCTGATCGACACGCTAGTGACGAAGCTCCGCGGCGTACCAGGCCAGCAGCTCAAGGCCAAGGCGCAGGCGCTGGCTACGGCATTGTCTAATCTGTCGGGGCCGTAGCCCTTCAAGGGGCAATCTGCGGCGGCTGGACCACCCCGCCGTTGAGCTCGATCAGCTCAGTCTCGATCGACCTCAGCAGGCTATTCGTCGTAGATCTCTGGGCGCCGGCCGCTGACGCGATATTGAGCGCCACGTCACTGCTGAACGGGGAACCAGGGCTAAGTGGCCCACCACCACCACGCGGCCCGCCCCCTGGAGCACCGCCGCCGAGCGGTCCCCCCGGAAGCCCTGGGATTCCCGGGGGTCCGGGACCAAGAGGGCCACCGCCACCACCGAACGGGAAGCCGTCGCCGAGGATGCCGCTGATGGCCTCGATGAGTTGCTGAGTTAGCGCGCCGATGCCGCCGGCGCCGAGCACCCCGCCGGCCAGCGCCAGCAGGTTCTGCCCTTCAGCCGCAAGCACGGCGATGGCCTCCTCTTGCTGGAGCTGGGTGATGCCCTCGCCGCCCGCGGCCAGCCTTAGCAGCTCTTCGACCCTGGCTTGTGCCGCCGCAGCCTGGTCACGCTGTGAGAGACCAGAGAGCGGCCCCTCAGTCAAGGATCGGAAGAAGTCCTGCAACGAACCCGTCAAACGCTGGAATTCGGCGTCGAGCTCCATTTGCTCGAGCAGATCGATATCCGCGAGCACGTCCGCGAGATTGGTCCCCAAGGTCATGAAGACCGCGGCCGTGATCTCCATCGCCTCGTCGCGGAGCGCTTGCATCTCGGCCACGATGCGCGCGAACGGCGATTGCTGCGCTAACAGACCCTGCTGGATACGATCAAGAAGCGCCTGGCCTTGCGCGAGCTGCTGCGCCCAGAGATCGGCGCCGGTGAGGATGATCGACGCGGCGGATGAAAAGGCCCCGGCCGCGTTGTTGATTTCATTGCCAAGGTTGCCGAACTCGTCACCGAGCTCGAAGGCGGTATCGAACATCGAATTGATGTCATCCACAAGGCCCTGGAGCTCGTCGTCGAGCAGACCGAAGATCCGGAGCTGCTCCACCAGCAGCTCGAATTCGAGCCGCTTGAGTTGGAGCTCCATCCGGCTCTGCTGGGCCTGAAGCTCGGCAAGCCTCTCGGCGTCGCCGATGCCCTCGGCGAGAAAGATGCCGAGATCTAGAAGGCTCGTGGTCGCAGCTCTGCGCAGGAAGACATCAGCCTCCTCAAGCAGGTCGTTGTATTGATCCTGGGCTTGCGCAAGAGCAGCCAGGCCCGCTGTCAAATCGTCAGTGCTGCCGCCAAAAAGCGCGGCCTCAAGCTGGAGCTGGCCGACGTTCAGCCCCAAATCAATGATGTTCTGCTGGGCCTGGCCCAGAATGTCAGTGGCCTGTTCGAATGGGCCAAGAGCCGAGAACTGCTGGTCGAATGACCCCGCAAGATCGGACATCCTTTCCGCGAGCTCGGCAGTAGTCTCGGCGAGTGTCCGCTGACGCTCCTCCCTCAATTCAGTTTCGGCGCGGACCTCGGCCATGGCCGCCGCGGTCTCAATGAGCGCGCGGGCCAATTCGCCAGCCTCGGCGCCGAGCACTTCAGTAATATTCCGAATCTGATCCTGGATCGCGAACTGCTCCCGGAGATCCTCTAGCAGTTGGTCATTCCCCGCTGCTCGCGCCGCAAGCAGCTCCAGCTCTCTTTGAGCCGCACGGATAGCGTCCGGTGATGGCCCGGACGGCCCGCGCCCGGCGCGCCTGACACCCTGCGCCCGCTCGGCGTCAGAAATCAAGAGCCCTTCGAGGTCTGCTAGGGCCGCCTGGATCGCCTCGACTGCCCCAGAGGTCGCCGCCTCCATCACTTCAAGTGTGGTCTGAGCAACGCCCGCCATAGTGCCCATTTCCGTCGTGACTCCGGACAGGGTGTCGATCAGGAGGACCCCTGTCTCTACCGCATCGAGCTGTGTGCGCGAAAAGACTGTCACCTGCTGAGCGCTAGCCTCGCGAACAAGAGTCTCGGCCAGCATCACCTCGAGCTGTGCCATCTGGACCCTGATTTGAGCGTTGAACGCGTCGATTCTGATACCGGCGATCTCTTCCTCTGATTGCACAATGCCGAGGAGCTCGTCTCGGGTTCGGCCTAAAGCGGCGAAGGCGCCGGAAACGTCGATGCCTTCGGTGACGCCCGCGACGCTAATCCCGGCGCTCAACCCGGCCTGAATGTCGGCGAAAATCCCTATGAGAGAGTCGCGGATCTGGACCGCCTCCGGGCCGAGCCGATCGTCGACTAGGCGCAAGGCAAGAGCAAGCGTCTCCTGAAATCCTTCGAGCGTGTTGCCGACAAAGCTGGTCAACGCCTGCCTCACCTCTGGCTCGATACCGGTGACATCGCCTTGCGTCAAAAGTTGAATCACCGCGAAGGACAGCGCGTCCTGGATGCCTTCTTCCGTAGCGTCGAACATTCGACCCCACACCGCGATCCACTGCCCACTTCGAATCTCGATGTTAAAATTGGCTGGCAGGGTTTCCAGCGTCGCTCCGATCATGTCCAAGGTTTGGTTGATCGCGTCGGCAAAGGCATCGACGAAAGGCCCGAAGCTATCGATGAGCCCGCCTTCAACATTCAACACGTTGGCGTCGAGCTCGCCGTCAATCAACCGCAGCTCGGCAGCCGCGTCGTCGGCACCTTTCTTGATAAAATCGCCGATGATGCCCCCGACCACCTGCCCGAAAACTCCCCACCACGGACCGAAAAGTCCGCCGATCGCTTGGCCGATGTCGGCGCCCTCTGCCGAGAAGGTGCCCTCGCTTTGACCTCCGAGAACCCCGGTGGTTTGCTGGCCAGTGGAGCCTTGCAACGAACTGGCCAATGAACTGACCAAGGAAGCAAAGGCAGCCGCGGTACGCTTGCTAGCAACATCCACACGGTCGAGCGCTTGGGCCAATTCCTCTTGAGTCGGCACGCCTGCCGCCTCAATGTCGGTCAATGCTTGGCGAGCAATGCGAAGCTCATCAAGAGCGCCACCGGTTCCAAATATCGATTCGATGCCAGCAACCAGCCCGCCGGTGTCTCCGCCGAAAAGATCGCCAAGGATCGGCGCCAGCCCAGCCACCGCTCGCTGGAAAATTGGCGCCAATTCCTCGCCCGATTTCCGGTACATCTGCTCAAGTTGCGCCCCGAGCTGATCCATCGTCGCCTGTGTTGGCAAAAAGACATCTTGATCGATTTCAAGATCATCGAACGCGGCATTCATAGCGAAGACCATCTTGCGCGGGTCGAACGGCAGCGCGGCATCTCCAATCAGCTCGGTCTGAACTTCAGTGGAGCCGAAATCGATGATCGCTTGACGCAGTGCAATAATGCGGCTCCGCAAGGCGTCGATGCTCATAGCTGGAGCATCGGCCCCATCTTCAATACCCTTGCCCATCTCTTTACCGGCCGCCCCAAGATCGTTCAGGCTCTCGAACAGCAGCGCTAGCATTTTGTCGAGCTCCGCGGACTCCCGTTCATTCAACCGCAGGGCGACAGCCTGGGCGCGCAAAGCAGTAACGCTTTCTTCGATCTGCTCGGCCGTAGCACCTTCAGTGCTACGCAGATCGTCGAGGTCATCTTCATAGATCCTAATGTTTTGCGAAATGGTCTCCCATTCCTCCGCCAGCGCGCGAATCTGTGCCGAGAGCTCCCCCGCCCTCGACTGAATGATCGCCTCGTCCTGACTTTTGATCGCCTTTACCGTCTCGCGATAAGCGGCCGCCAACTCTTCAGCGCCTTGTGTCAATCCACTGATGTCAGCGCCGGCCGCGCCGAGGTTGGAAATTCTTTCGCCGATCGCTCCGGCAAGCTCAAGAACATCAGCAAAGATCTTGATCGGCACCGACACCAACGCTGCCGCAAGCTTTACCGTCCATCCAGTGACCTGGATCAGGTCTCTGAGGATGTCGCGATTGGCAACGATCCATTCTTCCGTGACTCTCGCTATTGCTTTGAGCTCAACAGAAGTTTCTCGAAGCGCTGGCGCCATAGTGGCGCCAAGCTCAATTCGAGCTGATTCAATCGCCGACTCAAGCTCTTTGAAACTGCCCGTCGCAGTGTCCATCTTGATCTCGGCCATCTCGCGAGAGGCGCCGGTAATACCTTCGAGGCCAGCGCGCTTCTCGGCAAGGCGATCGAGATTGGTCAGCAGGATTTGCAGCGCAGTACCGCCACGAGCTCCAGCGATCTGGATAGCCTCCTTGACCCCTGTTGTCTCGCTGCTCAACAGGCTCAGAGCCTCGATCAGTCCGTCCTCTTTTAACGTGTCTGTGAATTCTTCAGCGGATACACCAAGCTCGTCAAGAACCCCCGCGGCCTTACCTGTAGGATCAATCAATGAAAGCAAAGACATCCGCAGACCGGTTCCACCGAGCGTTCCGCGAAGCATGTTGTCGGCGAGCACTTCAAGAGCGGCCGTGGTGTCTCGAAAAGAAATACCAAGCCCTTGAGCAGCAGGCGCCGCAAACTTCAGAGCTTCGCCCATATCTTCGATTCGCTGATTGCTGTCGGCGGCAGCGACCGCCATGACATCGATGACGTCTCCCATCTGCGACGCCTCAAGCTGGAACCCCCGCAGAGCGCCAGCTGAGATATCAGCTGCCCGCGCCATGCCTAATTCGCTCGAGGTCGCAAGATCGAGAACCGCGGGCAGAGACGCAAGATTCTCCGCAACGTCGAACCCCGCTCTAGCAAGATTCTCCTGGGCTTCCGCAACCTGCGTGGCAGTGAAAATCGTTGATCGTCCGAGCTCTCGCGATTGCTGCTCGAGCTTCTGCATATCTTCCGGCAGAGCTCTTGTAACAGCTCGGACCCCGGCCATGCGGAATTCAAAGTCCGCAAATGCGGCAGAAGCCAAGCCCAGCTGGCTAATTACAGCAGCAACCGTAAACCCAGCGAATAAGGTGCCAGCTACACCCTTGAGGGAACGGAGAGACGACTCTGTCTTCTTGGACTGCCCCCTGACGCGAGCCATCGCCGCATCGTACTTCCCGGTCTTGGGGATGATCGGGACGTGGATAGGGAACTCTACGACAGCCACGGGTTACTCACTTTTTCGGTCGTCCGTCATCTTCGCCCTCGGCGCTAGCCGATGCGATGGCGTAGAGACACGAGGACAGGTGCTCCACCTCGTCCTCGTCGAGATAGCGCCGGGCTTCTCTCTCGGCATAGCCCAGATCCCGGCCTCCCATAGCAAGTGACGGGGCCGAGTAATAGACCTGCAAGATGGCTGCGGTACGCTCGTCCGGATCTGGGACCAGCGACCGGGCACGCTCCCGATCCTGATCGTTCGGCAGCAGGATGTCGTGCGTTTCCTGCGGCTCTCCGGTGTTCCGGTCGCATCCTTCGCACCACGCTGGAGGCTGGTAGCTGTGGCATTTCTCGCACCTCCAGCCGGCGCCCAGAGGAGCGGCGGTCAATTGGGACTTGTAGTCGTATCCTTCACACTGGCGGCAGGCGGCGGGCTGGTACTCGACACCGCATTGCCCGCATTTCCACGCGGAGAGGCTGATTCGGTCGGCTGCTGCTGCTTGCCGGTGGTGGTCTCCTGCCTTGGCGTTGCGGTGCGCCCAGAAGTATGCGCTTTTTTTGCCTCTTCGGCCTCTTTGTCACGGCAGGTTTTCTCACCCTCGGCGCCATGTCTCGCGAGATCTGCAACGATCCTGAGTAACGCCTGAGCTACAGTCGCCCGGCCGAAAAGCGGCGACCAATCAGAGGAGATCACCGCAGCCTCTTCGCCAGGTAGCACCTCCGGCAGCTGGGCGGTGAACAGAGCCTTGATCTCTTCATCAGCAAGCTGACGCCGCTTTTCCGGTTCGTCAGCGCGCATAAGAAGCTTCTCTGGAGAAAGAGCGTCTTCGAGAGCGCGCTCAGCCCTTTCAAGGTCGGCCCCGTCGTCGGCGTCTGTTACCGCGTCCATCTGCGGGGAAAGATCGAGCACGGCGGCAGAACTGCTGCACTCGTAGACTCCGAGGAGCAAATGCTCTCGCTGGCAATCCAGCGCGCTTTGCAGCTCATCAAGCTGGTCTTCGCGGGAGATCTTCACCTCTTCGAGCTCGGCCTTGAAGCCCTTGGCGAATGCGGCCTCGGATCGCGGATTCTTCCCGCGTCGAAATCCGCCGGCAGCCGATGCCGCCGCAGACCGCGCGGCGCCCTCTCGGAAGGCGCCGACCAGCCGAGAAGACGCCTCCTCCTCATAATCACGCCACGCCTTGGCCTTGGGATGGGACCGTGGTCGGACGTGGATCTCCAGATAGACACCGCCTTCGAGCTTCCAGTCTCTCGGCGTACCACCGATGACTTTCTCGACACCGCGAACCTTGAGTGCTTTGAATGCCTTCAGCATTAGGCTACTGCCACGACGCGGGTTTTGATCGACATCGTCAGCGGATACTGGCGGATCTCGCCAACGTTCACCGGGCCGCCGGGATGCTCGAAGATGTGGCCGGTGTAGGTCACCGTCGGGTTGTCGGTCGATGGGTTGGCCGACTCAGAGCCGACGGCATCCTGCTTGACCGTCAGAGTGAACAGCTCAGCGGCTTCGAGCGCGGTGTTCATCTGCGTGACAGACGTTGCGCCAGCGGTATCCGGGATGAACGTGAAAGTCACATCTCCAGAAAACAGACCCGGTACGTTGTATTCCCGGTCGATCGTAGTGTCCCCGTAGCGAACTTGGGCGCGAGCATCGCTGTCCGCCAGCCCGTCCAGTTTGAACGTGGTCGCGACCAGCGTCGTCGAGGTCAACGTGACGGTGTAAGTGTGTGTTCCTTGGGCCATAAGCTCTCCTTAAGTGGTCACCAGAGCGACCGTTACTGCAATCTTCCACGTGCCGGCCGTAACGCTGGTCACGACGTAGCGGTACCAATCGTCGGTCTCGGTTGCGGCGATCTCCAACTGTTGGGCGTCGCCGCCGGTGCCGCCTCCGAGAACATCCGTCATGTTTGTCAGCGCGAAGTCTTGCGGCGTCACCGCGAAAGTGTTGGCGGAATCGGCTTCGATCTTGTGGACCACCGTCGATGCTCCGCCGGATTGGAACCACGGGTGAACGTTCACAACGAGCTTGGTGCCGGCGGCGATTCCGCCAACTATCTGAAACGCTGTTCCGTTGACTGCGCCGGTTACGGCCACGTCATAGAACCTCAGAAAGCCGAGGACGTGGTGGCGCGGGCTGACAACGCTGAACGGCAGATCGAACATCTGCTGCACCGGGAAGCTCCGTCCGTGCCCCATTGGGTGGACCTTTGAGACCCGGTAGATATCACCCAGCGTGATGCCGTCACCATGCGAAAAAACTACCTGGTCGGCGTTCGCGACGAACGTTTGGAGACGAGCCGCCTTCGTGCTCTGCGCCACGAACCCGGAGATGTTCCCGGTGTCTTCGTAGAGCCCTGGGACGTCATAGGCGCGAATGTCTTCAACGACCTGACCCGGCAACCGCCCTCGGGTGCCAGCACGATCATCAATCGCTTGCGCGTGCTCTGAAATCCGCACGTCGCCGAGGAAACAAATCTGCTTGGTTTGCGGCACTGGCATTAGGGCTGCTCCGTATACATCGCGTTGAAGAACATGGCTTCCCACTCCCACGGATTGACCAGTTTGTCGAATCCCGTCGGTGCGGTGGCCGGTACGAAGTCGAAGCGCTCATCCATGGCGTTGACCCCACTAGAGCGCGCCAGGCTGAAGGCGTCAGCCAGATCGGTAGCGATCACGTCACGCCGGCCGAGTTTGCCGCCGCGCTCCGGCTGGAAAGCGATCCAGACAGCGATCCGCGCGTCTTGCTGTTGATCGTTCTCGGTGTTGAACGGTGTCGACTCAGAGCGCAGCACCCGCGGCACGATCCAGTCCGTCGGCGCAGAGCCCGAAGCGGTCGGGGTTGGCTCCGTGAACGGGGCGCCGTCCCAGGCAACGAAACTCGAGTTGTAGTTGGCGAGCAGCCGCGACGCGTAGTCGTCGTGGACGATGCCAATGAGTGAGCTAGCCACGGGTCGCCGCCTTGCCGGCCGCTTCGCCGCGGCGCTTCCACTCTGTACGGGCTGCCGCGATTCCAGATTGGACCGCACCGTCCTTCGCCTCGCGGGCTGCCGAATGCGGGGCGCCCTGCGTGATGGCCGATGGCTCGTCGAATTTCAGCCCCTTGAACTCTGCCCGAAACTCGGTACGGGTCGGTGGTGGGAAGACGCCGAGACCGGGGTCTTGAGCCTTGGGCTCGCCGCGGTTGCCATGCGTCGAGCGCCTATTCTGACCACTCAAAACCCGGACACGGTCGGCGACCTCGACACCTACGGACGTGCCAACGCCCTCGGCAATAGCCGCGGGAACCGCTTTTCGGATGTAGCGGTCAATCTCAGCCGGGAGCGTGGCGAAGGTGGTCATCTAGCTCTCAGCTGGTTGGTTTCAACGGGCAGACGGCGTCAGGGTCATGTTCGAACTGGACCTCGGCGGTGCTGTTCCCGTGCTTCACTTTCATGAGCCATGTCCCGACCTCAGAGCCGCCGGCCCCGGAACGCCCGGAATCGTTGCGGACGAAAAAGGTTCCGTCCTCGGCGAGGGTCAGGATCACTGACTCATCGGCGTTGACACCCTTCGGGACGGCAGTGAAGGTTTTGAAGAGCACCTCGCCGCCAGCCATCTCAACCCAGCCTGCCGCCGTCTTGAAGAACAGCGATTCAAGAGAGAGCGCCGCCGTCTTAGCCTTCAACCCTGCAACCGTCCCAGAAAGCGCCAAGTGGCGGCCTTGCCAGGCGGTGTCAGTCAGCTCAAGGGACAGCCCATTGTCTGACGCTGCGGCCGGGACCGGCAGCTTTACCTTGCTCTGTTGGGGCTGGGGCTTTGGGTCTGTCATCTGGGTCTCCTTCGAGGTTAGTGGGTTCACGCTGCGCCTCCGATCTTCTCGTTCATGATGCCCCCAAGGACACGCTCATCGGTCCTTGACAAGGGGAGAGGCTCCATGCGAATGCTTGCCGGGCTGACTCGGATCTCTTTGGTCGGCAGGCGGTCTTCGAGGATCTTGTCGCGCCATCCAGGAGCCAGTTGATCCTCGGAAAGATCGTGCCATCTCGGGTTGGTGGCGGTTCTCACCTCGACAGTCTTGCCAATGATGCAGACCCGGCCGGTAGCGGGCTCAACCCACGTGACGTTTCTGATGTATTCGCCATCGATATAGACCCGGCATGGCAATAGGCCGGCGGCGGCGAGCTCTTGGTCTCCAGCCTCAATCCTGCCGGGATAGGGCTCGGCGGTCGTGCTCATGCCCCACGCAACCGCGGTAGCTGCCACCGGAATAGTGGTCAGTGCTTCACGACGGTTCACGCGGCGCCTCCGATCTGCGTAATTGAATAGGGAAACGGAGCGGTGTCGACATTGGCCACGGAGCCGACATGGGCGCCGGAAGCGATGTCCCCACCGTCTGGAACTCGCTTGTCCTCATGGTCGATCAGGTAGACGCCCGATCCGGCTTTCACCGGCCAGCCGCGCTGCACGGCCTTGGCATCGCTGACCTTGCGGGCGTCGTAAGCGACCACCGCAGCCTCGGTGATGGTGACGACCTCAGCGCCCACAAGCGCGGCCTCGAGCCCCGGCGTGATCGTGAGCGCCAGGGTGGCGGGCGACGTATCGTCCACAGCCGCTCTGACAGTCGTAGCGTAGGCCGTAGCATGGCCCGCGACGGCAACCGCAGCGCCGCTCTCAACCGCACCGCGGAAGGCCCACGTAGCCTGTGGGGCGATCGTCAGCGTGGTCGCGCTGATCAGGTGAGCGCCAGACGCCTCCAGCGGCACCGGCTCCCCTTTGACGGGATCGTGCAGCTTATCGATCTCACGAGAGAGCGAGAGGGCAAGCTTGCCGCCGCGAGTGATCGACCGGCTTACAGAAGCCATGGCCGCGGCGCTGTCCATTAGAAAGACCTCCGGCGAAGATCGGTCAGCATCGTGACGCTGACGCCCGGCATGGACGCTAACTCCGAGTAGGTCCAGGCCACGCCCTCGACTCGCTCAGATTTCAGGTTGCCAGCCGTCTTCGCCTCCAACAGCGCCTTGGTCAAGGCCAGCACTGCGTAGGTGACATCTGCCGGGCCGGCATCTTCCACGTATCCGTGCGTGTACTTGATTTGCAGGTTGCCCCGGCCGTTGGGAAACGTCTGGCCGAGCCTGACCAACTGCCGGCCACTCGTGGAGTGAGCGAACGGTCCACGGATCTCGAAATCCGTCAAGTCGGCATCGCCGGCACTGTCGACTGACAGATCCAGAAAGGATGCGTCTGGAGTCGTCCGGTGCTTGACGCTCACCAAAGAGCCGATGGCGATCTCCTCTTGTAGCCAGAGTGAGCGTAGGCGCTCACTGCTCGCGCGCGGAGTGATCCGGGCATGGTCTCGCTGCGGACCATCATGGACCTCGGTCAGTGTGGTCGACGTGCCGAGATAGCGAGGAATCCAGCCCTGCAACCACAGCTCGACGGCGCTGCTGATCTGGGCGATGGTCACCGTATCCGAGGACCCGGTATAGGTCGCCAGTGTTGCCGCAGCTACAAGCGCCATCCTGATTACTTCTTTCGCTTCCAGCGTTTCGGCGGTGGCCGTTGTTTGTCGAGAGGCGGGTCAATCGCGACAGGCTCGGGGGTTGCATCAGCCGGCGCCGGCGCCGGTTCTGGGTCCGGGTCGGGTTCTGCCGCCGGAGTCTCTTGCGGCTGAGGAGCTTCCGCCGCGATCTCGGCAAACTCCGCGCTGATGAAATAGCCGGCCAGCCATCGAGCGTTGGCGGTCGCGCAGGTGACCTCCTCGCCAGGAGCAAAAGCCGTTACGTTGATGCCGTCCAAAGAGCCCTCGCAGGGCTTCAGAATTCGAATCTTGGTCTCCATCGCGTCTCCTTTTGCTCCTGGTTGGAGCTCCATCAGTTGCGGGTCGGAAGTGATTGCGCCCTCGGATGCCGAAAGCGCGAATCCTGGCCTCTCCTTCCCGTCACTCAGCATCAGGCAATCGGCTCATCCACCGCGCCGCTCTGGATCGCAAGGACGGCAAAGCCAGCAACGCCCGAGCTGGTTGACGCCGAGACGATGTCACAGGTGACATAGCGCTTGTCGCCCCGGTAGCCGATCTTCGAAGTCCCGTTAGTGGCCGAAACCACCGCCGTGGCTTCCTGGCCAGTGCCGGACGGGAGCAAGTCAGCGTCAGGCACCACCACCTCGCCCACCATGGTCGCGCTGTCCGAGTGTTTGAGTGCCGGAGTGTAGGTGCCGTCGGTCACGACGCCGGCGTAGGGAATGAACGTCAGCGACCGCCAGCCCGCGGTGTCGATGATCTCCCCGTTGGTGGTGGTGTCGGTGGTAATCGCCACAGGCGCGAGCGCGTGGACTTCCTTGATCTTTGATTCGAGGTCTTGAGCTGTCATCGCCATCAGTAGGCTCCTGTCTAAAGGGTTGTCGGATGTCCTTACGAGGTCGCGGCTTTCCTCTTGGGGGCTGCCGCGGCCACGAGCTTGGGGGTTGGCGTCTCTTCCTCGCCCTGTTCCCGTTCGGCCTCGGCGGTGATCAGTCTCTCTAGCTCTTCGATGCTGCCGTTATGCGCGTGGAGGTTTGCCAGCACGTTCCCGTGACTTTCCTTGACTTTCAAGAGACGAGCTTGCAAATCCTCAAGCGTCGCCGTCAGAGCAGTCATGCGTCCACCTCATCAATCGACACCGCGATATGTGCCGTCCATTGTTTCCCGACCGGGACGGTCTGTTGCAAGATTTCGGCACCTCCGGGCGATGTCTCGATCGTCAGCACTTGCCCAGCGGCGGCCACGATTCCGCCTTCTTCGCCCGTTAGCTTTGTACTGGAGGGCCGGATAGTTGTGACGAGGTCCATAGATTTCTCTGCGCTTAGGTTAGGTCGCTCGGCTTGTTGGTAAGCAATGGGATATACCGAGTTGCCGATCCCACGACGACCGTGAGAAACCCGGTGAAGTCGGAGAACTGAAGATCCGTAGCGCTGCCGGTGTCGGTGTCGTTGGCAACAGTCCCGTCATCGGGGAGGCGCAGCACCGCAGTACCAAGGAGCGACGTTCCAGTCCCGCCGTCGATGAGGTAGTCCGCGCCGGTGATTCCGCCGCTGAGGTTGGTTTCCATGACGCGGATGTAGGAATCCAGCTTCCGCCCGTTGCCGCCGACGGCCTCGTTTTCGATGCGCAGCATCTCGTCGTTCGTGATGGTCTCATCGCCGCGGGTATGCACCCGAAGATGAGCGATGATCTGCGTGGTCATCGTCTGTGATGCGGCGCTGTCGGCATTCAGCAGCAGGACCCGGCCGGTGGTGATCGTGTTCGTCCCCTTCGGGATCAGCTCAAAGAAACACACGTTGACCGTGGTCGCATTCTTGCCGCTTTCGACCGAGACCTGCGAGAGCAAGTTGTCAACCGAGTTGGCGCCGCTGGAGGGATTCACTCCGCTCCGGAGCCTTATCCCCGTGAATGTGCCCGACGTCGCGGTGTTGTCCATGAAGATGGCCATCCCGCGCTGGCCCGCCGTCGAGAACGGGATGCGGCTGCCGTTGGTCGCCGCTTTGATCAGGCTGCCGTCGGTGTTGGTGCCCGGCACAAGGCTCGAGAAATCAATGCCGTTGGTCGAGCCCTCGGGCTTGAGCGTTGCGCCCACACTCAGAACCAGGTCTCCGTCAATCTGGGCCGTCCCACCAGCAGGGAAGACGGTCACCCCGGTATCGGTGGTGTACGGGGTGAACGGCGCGGCCCCACTGCCGCTGTACTGAAAGCCTTCGGTGTTTGCTGCTGTCATGATCCAGACTCCTTACGTCGAGATCTTCTGAAGCCGGTACGCTTCGACCAACACAACCTCGCCGCCGCGGCGCAGCGTGGTGTAGAACCCGACAAACGGCTTATTGGTCAGCGCGTCGCGGATCTGGAATACATCCTGCCGCCGTGCCACGGTGTACGCGGCCTCAATGTCGCCAAAGGCGATCGGGTAGGTGCCAGCGCTGACCGCGGGCATGTCGAGCGCTTCGCGATACGGACGCTCCAGGATGGCCGGCGGGGTGGCGGTAGTGGCTGGCGTGAAGAGATACTCGCCGGTGCCAGACGCCTTCAGCTTGCGGATATCTCGCAGGGTGGCTCGGCGAAGGACCCAAGTAGCGGCCCGCGCATAGATCTCAGGGAGGTCGTAGTAGAGGTCGATAAGACCATCGCCGGTGAGTTGCGAGGCGTGGCCTGAGACCACCGAGTCTGTCTGTGCGGCCGTGTTGGTGGCGATGCCGCCGGGCTGCCCGTCACCACTGCCAATTGCATAGGCGGTCCCGGTTTTGACGGCAAACCTCTTCGAGAGGCGGCGATTGATCCACGCTGCCAAATCCGTTGCAGGGTCGTCCAGCGCCTTGCGGGTGATGAACGGGTTCGCGTAAATCTCGTGCGCCGTGATGAGTACTCTGCGCAGCTGAGCCGCCGCGGTTTCGCCCCGACTCTCTCTCTCAGAGACCCACTCGCAGGCGAAATCCTGCACTCCGTCTGCCAAAACCTCGGCGGAATCCCCGATTGAGATCACTTCGATGTTGGCCAGCTCCTCGATTGGGCTGAACTCAATCAGCTTCTCGATCATCGCCATTCGCTGCGGGGCCGGCATTGCATACCCGCCATCTTCACCGCTGTCGGTCGAAAGGGACTTCTCTTCCGCGCCGCGCTCAAGAATCTCGAGATCCTCGGCCGTCATCTTCCAGCGACCGCGCATCTTCTCACCGCCGCCACGCATCCACTTCTGGTACGCGTCGGCGTACTGATCCTCGAAGGTGACGGGTTCGTCCTTCGGCGACCCTGAGCGCTCGAACTTCTGGAGCTTGGTTTCGAGCTCTTCCTTCATCGCGGCAAAAGCGCCGAGCTCGGCCTGAATCTTGTTCAGCGCGTCGTCGGACTTTTCGAGATCCGCTTCGGTCTTCGCAAGGCGCTCAAGCGTCTCGCCGTTGGCTTTGCCGAGCGCCTTGATCTCGTCGTCTCGTTTCTTGTCGGCGAGCTTGAACTCGTCGAACGCCTTGTTCTGAAGCTCGACCGCCTCTTCCAAAGTTTTCGGTTCTGCCATTGGTCAGTTCCTCAAGTCGTTTGCGTAATCGGACATTTTTGCCAAGAGACCGGTAAGACCCGGGGGGATCTCTTGGCGGCAGCTCGGCAAGCGCTTCTCTGCCTCTTCGGTGATCGAGACCAGGTGGTCGATGAGCTCGCGGGCCATTGCGGCTTCGTCTTCCGTCAGCTCGCCCCACTGGCGAATCCCTTCGAGCACTGCCAGGGCGTCGACCCCGGCGACGAGGTCCCACAGGGTTTTGAGCTGGACCGGATCTGCGGGCTTGATCAGCGCCTCGATCTTGTCCAGGCGCTCAAGGATTTCGATCGGCTCGACGGACTTGACCGCGGTCACCACTGCTTGCGGGTTCATTGGATCGGCAAGAATGCCGATGTGCGGCAGGGCAGCGACTTTCGGGATCACCCGGGTTCGCTCGCCGCCGTTGTTCTCAATCCGAAGCGTCTTGCGATCCGGCACCCAGCAAACCGAGAAAGCGTCGTAGACCTTGCGGTCGGCAAGATTGAGAGTCTCATCGCCGTCAACGGTGTCCCCCGGGACGATCTCGGCGCGGACGAACAGCCCTTCGCCGTCTTCCTTGAGCTCAACGGGCAGGCCGATCGCCTGACGATGCTCGCGGTAGATCTTGATCCGGTTCTGCGGGAAGTCCGCTTTGATGATGTCGCGGAAGGCGCCCTTCTCGAATCGGTCACCGCCGAGGTCGCGGTCCCAGGTGGCGGCGTAGCCCTCGACGATGCCCTCGGCGGCGGTAACCTTGAACTCTGCGCTGACGGCCGACTTGAACAGGGCGCCGCTCGGGTCGGCTTTCAGATACGGGAGATCAATCTGCACAGGCGCGTGCGTTTCCATATCTCCGTTATAGACCCGCACTTGACGGGCGCCAAGCGCGCCAGATACAATAGCGCTATGTCACAATCTCACGACGTAGCGGATCGGCGGTCCATGGCCCAACTCTTCCTCGCGGCTCGCGGCGTTGCCGAAGGAAGGGCCGCCATCATCAAGCGCCGCGAAGTGATCGACCGGGCCGCTGCTCTGGACAGCTGCCCGGACTGGCTCGACGAGTACCACCTCCGGCAAATCGAGCAGGGGTCAAGATCCACCGGCACGGCGATCAGGTACCTGGCCGCAGCTGCCGGGGTTGATCTCGTGTCGTGCCTTCAGGCCCTGCGGCTGTGGCCACCGCTCGGCAAGCCAGCGGACACTCTGCTCTCTGTGGCGCATAGCGTCGGCGCCGAGGTCCTGCGCCACGAGGGGGAGCGGCTGTTCTTGCGGGTGCCGGGACGATGAGAGAGCTGAAAGTGATTCTCGGCACTCTACTACTCTTAGGGGCCTTCTTCGCGCCAGCAATATGGGTTAGCTACGAAACTGGCCACCCGCTGTTTTCGGCTCGCCAGATATCACCGCCTCAAGGAATTTGGATTGACCCTGGCACTGGCTGCCAATATCTATTCCGCTCTTCCTTATTTTCCAAGACGCTCACGCCTCGGATGCGAGCAGGCGGGTCGCAGGTTGGATGCCGTGAAACCAACGACAGAATCTGCGTTGACGGGCTTCTGCATAGATGCCCGACCCGGCCCCGGAGAGTACCGGGGAGCACCTTCGAGAAGGGGACGCTATGAACATTTGGAGAATCACTTACCGCTTTTCGACAGACCCTGGAACCGGGAAAGGCATCCCGGAAGAAAAATCCCGGGTGCTCGTCGCCACAGAGTCCGAGGACCTCCACGAAATCCGAGAAAAGCTCAGCCAGAACATGAGCTCCCAGCAGACCTTCCTCGAATTGACAGCGGCCGAGTGGGTCGGATGGTCGGCGATCCTTTGACTCTGACGGCCCCGAGGCGCGTCGACACTGTGAGGTAAACACTGATGGACTGGACGACAATCGCTTTCGCGCCGTCCCGTCGGCTAGAGGCTCTCCCTGACGCTGATCGCCCCTTCGAGGGTGACCGCGGACACGCCGCCGATAGCACGGACCGCTAGCACGATCTCGTCCTGGGTGCCGTCGATGAGCGACCCGAGCATCAGAGAGGTCTCCAGAGTCTTAGTTGATGTCCCGCCGCCGGCGTTGCCGCCGCCGGTTTCGGCGTAGCCCCCGGCCATCACATAGCCCCCGGTGATCGTATTAGCAGTTGCTCCCAGAGCTCTCTCAAGAGACGAATTCGTGACGCCAGAATACGCGAAGGTGTCCGCTACGGTCGGGTTCCACATCAAACACCACTCGATGAATTCTGCGGCTGTGTGGATCTGTACCCCTACGTCGATGACCCTGACTGCGGTGCCAAGATGGGTCGACTTGAGGCGGATACCGACGACCGCATACAGGGTATCCTCCACCGCTGTCGTCACTGACGCGCCGGCGGTAGAGACCTGAGTCGTCACCCCTAGCGGATCTTGCCCGCCCTCGCTGATGACCGCAGAGCAAATCACCCGCATCGAGGCAACGCCCGACGAGCCCGTAGTGACCATCTGATACCGAACTGGCAGGTTAGGGGTCGATGTCCACGGGATTGTTGATGCGTTCCCCTGGCTGAACTGGTGGACGTAGGTCAAGATACCGCCAATCTCTATCCCAAATCGGACCCGGCCGATGGCGAGCCACTGATAATCGACAACGTAGATTTGCGCTTTTGTCTCGTCCAAGGTGATGCCGGACGGGTTGAGTTTGTCCCCGTCGCCGTCCATATTATCCAGGTTCCAAGCGGTCTGAACAAACGTCGTATCGGCCGGCGTACCGGTATCATTCGAGCGGAGAGTCACCCCCATGACGCCCGCGTCAGACTCGAAAAAGAATCCGTTGTTGTCGTCGAACATCCCGACGCGGCGCTCGACACCTGTGAGCGTGCCGGACGCGAGCTCGAGGACAGCCGTGGCCAGAAACTTCTGCGACTTCCCTGGTTGGTAGTGCGGCCGTATCCGGGTCTGCCGGGTGAAGACTCCAGCCGTCACATCCGTGGACGTGAAATCAATATACGGCTTTGCCGCCGTCGGTGTCGAGGCGGTGATCCCGCCACCGCTTTCGAGTTGCTCGTCCCAGAACAGCGGCGCGTCATCGACGCCAATCAGCTTCGAATCGAATAGGGTCTGCGGCTCCGAAACCCGCCAGCGACCGAAGGCGTCCAAGGACGGGCCGTCGAAGGCGTTGACCAGCACCTTCTGGTAGTTGTACGGCCCCCTAGTCTCTACTACGTAAGACGACGGCGGGCGGGTCTGGCCAGATGATCGGAAGCCGAGACCCAGAAGGATGACCACTGCGGTAGTGATCGCCGCCGACCGGTTGACTAGTTTTCGCGTCTTGCTCATAGGTTTTACTCCTAATCCCGAAAGCAGGCCAACTCGAACCGGGCCGCAACATCCGCTACGCCACCGTTACCGGCCGCCTCTACCCAGATATCCGTTTTCTCAGGGAATGCGATCGGCGCCGTGATCGGCCAGGTGGCCGGTCCGGCCACGCCGCGCTGCTCCCCTACGTGTCGGAAAGAGGCAACAGGTGCGGCAGTATCGTCAGCCGCCTGCCGACGCCACCAGGTGAAGTTCGCGGACTTGTTGGCATCGTTGTCAACACGGGCGCCGGTCAGATAGCAGGTGAATCCCCGGGGCACTGTGTAGATGGCCATCT